CCGTACCGCCCCAATCCCCTAACTCTAAATCATTGAGTTGAAGGAAAGTAATTACTACCTCTTCAATTAATTCAGAAGTAGCTTCCTTTTGACTTTCTGGGTCTCCACCAAACTTATTTCGAATAGCTTTTTCATTGACCCCAAACTCTTCGGCTAACTCTGAAAGGCGACTAAGCGATGTATGGTCTACCATCCACTCAACAGCAGAGGCAAGAGCCTGTGTCTCGTATTGTTCTCTGGTTCTCTTGAGTGCAGTAACCTTACCAGAAGTTCTATCCAAGGTTAAAGCATAGCCATACTTCTCATTCATTATCTTCCAGATTTCTTGTGAAGCTAACATATCAGCTTCAATTTCAGCAATAGATCCGTAAACATCGAAGTCTGAGTATGGATCTGTCGGATCAGCCATCGCTGTTCGAGAGGCTTCAATAGCTGAAGCAGCTCTTCCCTTGTCTCCAGCTGTAGCTTCGGCAATCATAGTAAAGACGATATCTGTTACCATGTCTACATCATATCTTGCGAGGTGTCGGTTGTGGTCCCCAACAGCTTCCCCAAGTTGTTCTTTATTTGTGATAGCCTCATTAAATAAAATATGAGGACCGATATCTTGAAGCTGAGGAGGAAGGCAGGATAAGATTTCCTTTTCACCGGCTGTACCAACCTTACTCTCCTGTCCAGTGGAATCTTGTGCTCCCTCTCGTCTAGCATGACTACCAAATCTAGTATTCTTTAAATAAGCTAACAAGTTAAACGCTTGCTTTAGAAGTACCGCTTCATTTGCCCTAGTAGTAGCGTGGACCTTTTCATTCCACCCTTCTGAATTCTTAGCGGCATCTTCTGAAGACTGTACATATACAGGCAGATTATTGTCGGGATCTATATCATCGATGTGCTCTCCCGGCATATTATTGGACTGAACTTGTGCTAACTCAGCAAACTCATCTCCCGTTAATTCAATAGCATCTCGGGCTCCCTTAAGATCAAGAGCCTTCATTTCTTGCTTTTGTCTCCATCTCCTAAGAACTTCGGTAGCTTCTTTCTGAGTTAGGTCTTTCTTATCCTTAATCTTTTTATATGTGTGATTAAGCTGAGCCACACTATTTTCTTGGTCCCCATAAAGTTCTCGAGCCAATTCCTTCTTGCTTATGGTGGTGTTGGTTTCGAAGTGGGTATCAGTATTAGTTCTAACCATAGTCCACTTAGCGTTAATGAGTTTAAGATTTTGAGAAATCAGACCAAAAGCTTTGTATCGTAGACCATGCTCGTAATGTTCGACGGCTTGGAGAATGTCCTGCATTCCCCAGTTATCCCACTCGGTCACTAGATCTGATAGTTCAGACTTAAGTTGCTGCATCTTATTATACTTCGTGCTGGTTTTTTTAAGCCTCTTCTCTACCTGCTTCTTCTCTTTGCCTAAACTCGTCTGCTGTTTTTGCAAGTCTCGTAAGGTTCTATTGTGTTCTCCCATTTCTCGCTTTGCTTGAACAACATCTGTTTTACTCTTGCTTCGTAACTTTCTTTCAGCCCCAAGAAGTTTGGCGGTTGTTTGGTTTGCGTCTGAGATGAGAGCAGCCTGCTCCTCTCCAATTTCCTGAAGTCTTCGATAATCGCTATCTTCTCCTAACAGTTCTTCGTGCAGAGTCTTATGCTCAGTCTCGACTGCTTTCATTTTTAACTCTAACTCTTCTCGTGCCTTAATTTTTTCTGTTCGAGCGGCATTAATTTCTTCCGCTCGTTTGAAGGTAGACCTTACTTCATCCGCCTTTGCTTCAAGCTCGGCATCTCCCTCAACAGCTTCAGCAACTTTTGTATCTAGTAACTCATCAAGAGTAATAGGTTCCGTAGGCTCTGGTCTTGCTGCTTCAACTTCAGCTTCTATTTCCGCAGCAATCGATTCGGCAGTAGCGGTCGGAGTAAACTCAGATACTTCAAGGTCTCGACCTTCTCCCATCATATCCGCATCGGTCAACCCTTCAATTAGTTCGTCTTTTGTAGATCTCATTAAAGAGCTTCGCTGACTTTCGTCTGCTAGTTCTCTCTCAATTAACTGATCAACTAAGTCCTTTTTCTTAAGAGACGCATAATTATCTTTTATAGCCATAGCATCTGCGTCTTCTAATCCTTCCATAAGAGCGTTTTTATTTTCTCTCATTAAGGATTTCCGTTGACTCTCATCCGCCAAACCACGCTCTATCAATCGATCAACTAATTCTCTCTTAGTAAGATTTTGATAGATTCTCTTAGGACCTTCTTCTACAGGAGCAGCTTCGGCTTCGGTTGCGGCTTCTCCTTCTCTCGGAGGAGATAATAACGTTCCCCTTCTTTGGGCTTCGTCATAGCGTTCTTGTTCTCTAGCATAGCCTCGCTCTTCCCCAATAAGCTGAGCAAGGATTTCACTTCCGGTAGGTCCGCCAACTATATCAGAGTAGCCAGCATCCTCTAACATGTTTTGAGCACCTTCAAGTGTTTCCTGTAATTGAGCTAATCTTTTAATTCTTCTTTGAATATGAGGAGGAACGTCTCTCTTTCTCTCAGCATAATAAGTATCGATTACTTCGGTATCCCCATAAGCCCATTGCTTATCCTCCTCCATGTAGGCAATACGCTCTCTTAAATCAGGATCTTCTTCTTTAGCTAAGGTTTCCGTTAGGTCCTGTCTCGCCGCTTCGATTTCTTCTTCAAGTCTCGTAATTTCTTGGACTATCGGATCCATACCGTGGCTGTCAACAGTAGCTTGGGCATCTGTTGCAATTCCCTCAAATCTTTCAAGGAACGAATTAAAGATGTCGACAAGTTCGCTATCCCCGTCCTCTAAAGCTTTGTCTCTTCTTGCGGTGATCTTCTCTCTAACACTATCTAGCGTATCGATAACAGGAGCTTCCATCTCTGAGTTACTGACTCGTATAATACGGCCACTAGGGAGCCTGACATCCATAAAGGGAACCTCACCATAGATTAGCTTCTCTCTAATAGAGTCTATGAGATTTACAACAGCCGTTTCCGCTTCTTCATCCGCCTCTCTTCCAGCGGCTTCTTGATCCATTTCAGCAGCGAACCTTTCACTAATAATCTGGTTCAGAGTGTCGTTAACTGTCTCCCACGATGTTTCTTTTTCTCCAACCCGTCTTCTAACTTCCATTTGCAGTTCGTCTGGAACAAGACCGATTAGCCTCTCTTGGTGATCGGGATCCATCAACCATTCTCTATACTCTTCTGGTTTCATTCCAGCTTGGTCAGCTAGTCTCTGGATACGGGCATTAATCCACTTACCTTGAACAAAACGTTCAAAGGTATCGGAATCCATCGTTGCCGTTCCTCTGCTTAATTGTCGAGAATATCCGATTCTAAGAAGAGAAGCCATAACGTCTTCAGGCTGGGAGCTTTGTTCAGGAAGAGGATCTAATCCCTTTTCTTTTCGCTGCTCGTTCTGTTGTTCCCATCTTTGTTTTTGCCGTAGTTTATTCGCCTGATAAGATCTGAATATATCCATGAGAGGATCATTCTCACTACCGTGGTTATTATCTAAAGTGTTTAATAAGAACCTTGCTGCTTCTCCCATAGGAGACCCGTTTGCTAAGTCTTTGTTGGTAATTGGTCTTCCTAATTCTGTAGATAAGAATGATTTAACTTCTCCAGTTAAGTGGAAGTGTCTAATCACCTCATCGAACTGATCACTGCTCTCTGTTCTATTTAGCTGTAAGGAAAGATTAACAGCATCCCGAATGTTACTTCCCGTAGCCAAGGGACCAAATCTATCCCCTACCCAGCCAGCAGTGTAGCCTAAAGCTGCTTGGGATCCTCCAAACACAGTCCCCATTGTTGGGTTAAGACCAATAGAAACAATACCCTCTAACAAACCCTCAGCTACCATGCCCCCTAAATGATATCCTTCTTGTCCTTGGTATTCAATTCTATGGTGTTGATCTAAGTAGGAGACAGCACTACCTTCCATTACGCCTTCAACAAAGTTCGCGGTACTTCTAATACCTAATTTCTTAGGAGCATACCATGGAAGCTTAGCCACATCTGGAAGAACTTTTGTCATGATGGTGTTTGGGATTTGGGAAGGAAGAACTTTATGTCCCTGTCGAACCAGTCGAAGAGCTGTCATAAGTTTTCTTGACTTTTCCATATACTTATTAAACTCATATAATTTTTTCGCTATCTTACCGGCTTTGACTGCTGCGATAGCAAGAGGAACAACACCCGTCCAAGATAAGGCTAAACCTATTCCAAGCTCTGCGGCAGAGTCGGGATCATCAATTATTGAGTCCCGTATAAATGCCCAGACGGTATCGGCTGTATGTCCTCCGGTCATTTCAGAATAAGCAAGAGACAGTCCAATAGTCTGCTCAGCCTGAGCCCCCATAATAATCCCCATAAACTCATGCGTATTTCTAGCTTGCTTAGTAATGTTATCTACATCAATGCCGTTTAATACGAGATTGTTGTAAAGATCCTCAGCATTTGTTTTGAATATTTCTAACATCTGTCCACTAATGTTTTCCCCCTCTAAGTGAGAAGGCTGCGTATAGAACCGGTCTTCAACACCGCTTCCGAAGACGTTATTTAAGAGCGGGGATTTTACTCCGGGATCCCCTAGTGTGACTAAGTTAGTCCAATCCTCAATATTGTAAAGAGCTGTTCGATAAGCTGCAATATCATCCTTATCCTCAGCGTATTCGCTCAAGAAAACACCGCCTAGTTGGGTTCTTAAATCTTCATTCATAATGAAGGAGGAACGAAGATACAGATTCCGAGCGTTTCTATTAGCCAGTCCTGTCGCGTGATCTAGACCAGTGTGCATAAAGAGTGCTTCATTTGCACTCATCAAACCGTAGACCATTTTTTGTTCATAAGGATTAAACCAAGCTACCCCAAACTCACCCTTTTGTTCTTCCGTTGCTTCTTGTTGGAAGTTTTCAGGGAGAGTTTCTAACCATGCTGAGTTGTCTGCCTTCATCTTGAAGTTTGCCGCCTCAAAATATTCCTGAGGAAGCATGGTTCTAATATCGTTAGCTTTTCTATCTACAGATTCCCCGTATTGGCGAGAATGTCTAAAGTAATTTTCTCTAGCAAAGTGCATCTCTCTCCGAGCTTTATCCTGCTTCTCGATTCGTTCCGCCCAAAGCTCATCAGCAGTTTTGGGAAGTGGAACATTCATTGAATTCCAATCGGGTTTGTCTAACTGCGTCAAGATTGATCTCCTTCATCATCTACGGTAACGTCAACTTTACCGGTATCTGGTCTACTTTCTATTGTAGTTACTTCATCCGCTCCTCGGAGTTCGTGTAAAGTGGACTCGCCACTGTACTGTAACCCAAAGAATCCGGGGTCGCTCATGCTAGTATTTCCTCTTAAATGAATGTTGCTAGTCTCTGCGGTCTGTCTGCCTCCACTTTTAAAACTCATTACTAAAGTTGGTCTTCCTGTTCTGGTTCGATCTAATTCACTTAAGTCGTAGCGGTATGTGCCTTGGTTTGCCCAGTGTATTCCTCCACGAGGACCAATAGGAATATCATCGATAGCTCTGTCTAGTTCTCGATTTCCTCCAAGACCACAATCTAGTAAGACTTTATTAAAACCATGTAAAACAGCAATCGTAGGATGCTTGCCCATTCTTTCCTCCATAGTCCACCCAGTAGTTTCACCTTCAGGATACCAGCCCTCAGAGGGTTTAATATGAAGAAGCCTAGCTGCCATATTATCGAGCCCACTAAGCACTCTCTCTCGCGACCCTTCTTCTCCTTCTGTTGCTTCTGTTAGAATAATTTCTTCGTCAACATTATCAACAATAAACTGTTTAAACTGAGCATATCGAACTCTCATTTGTAGGGCAGTCTTGGATTCCTTAAATGGACTCTTTCCTTGCGATACCTGAGAAATAGCCCATTGTTGGGCTTTCTCGTACATTTCTGTAGTAGGCTCGCCTCCATTAGCCATAAACTGAATCTCTTCAGGCGTAGAGTCAGGAACAATCAGAGGTGCGAAGTATTTAACACCATCAGCTTCGAAATCAAAAGAAAGCTCAGTTACTAACTGACCCTCATCATTGGTAATAATTCCATGATGGCCAGTGTGCTTTGGCGTTCCGTCCCGCCTAAAGCCCAATGGTGCGTTTGTTACAAGATCTCCCCAAAGACGTTCCGCGTATTGAACTCGTTTAACAGTTACGCCTTGCTCTTCAACCGTTCCATCTGCAAGTGTGACTTCATGTAAGGTATCAATAAAGGGATCGGTAAGAACTCCTGTACTTCTAGGGTCAGAATAGTATGGAATTAATACTTGAGATATGCCATAATACTCCTCGTTATTGTATGGGATTGCTTCGCCCTCTTCGTTAATACGACGAGCCTGAGCCTCGCTTTCACCGTATATTAAACCAAAGCCGTGTCTTTGATTAGCTGTCGCAAAGCCTGAGAAGCTTGTGTATCCTCCGGTTTGAACGTAGTCTCCTCCTAATTCATGATCGCGTATATTAGCTGTCGTTTGTCCCGGTTCAAGAACCGTCAAGTTAGAAGTAACCATTCCTCTTCTAGCCCCCTCATGCCCTGAAGGAGATATAAGAACATCAAATCCCGGACGAGGAGTAATCTCAAACCATTCGTATGCTCTTCTCTCATAAAGAGAATGAGCACTTGTGTCTTCTTTTAAAGTTTCTCCGGGGTCAACAACTAGCGGCTCTAAGACACCTCTTACTCCAGAAGGAGAAGATGGAATCCTCCATCCAGTGTCATCCATCATTGGATCGACAAGATCGAGGATGTTGCCGATTCCTTGCCATCCTCTATAAATATTGACATCTGGGTTGCCTTCGTTAATAGTAGCGGCTAAAGCACAAGCTTGGTTCCATGCAGAAGTGTCTCCGTTTGGGCAAAGCTGTGTTGCTATATAATGAGCCATTATACTTTCGTAAGTCCATCCCCCGTTTTCATCTCTAAGAGCAATCGTGACATGATCTTTTCCCTCTCTTTCAGCCACTTCATCATACTGCGGAGGTTTCCATCGACCGCTTTTTCCTAGAAAATCTATGCAGAATCTTTCTGGATCGATACGCTGAGACTGGCCTTGGTCTACGTCCCCGCCCCAGTTGCTCTGTATATTCTGATCGTTCGCGGGATACCATCCCCATTCCCCATTAGCATTTTGTGAATATACCGAAGATCCGCTAGCCGCGTAATTTCCAGAAGTGATATTAAAGGTTCTATTCATATCATCAGAAGATTTATTTCCGTCTCCTAAATCCCCGACAATAGCCTGAAGTTGTTGGGAGACGATATCACATGGATTGTTCTTTAACGGGACTTCTCTCTCGCTTCCGTCTTTTCCATAAATATATGCTGACGTAGAGTAGTTAGAGTCGTTCATCCATAAATCAATGCCCTCTAGATCTCGAAGGTCTCCCTCATAGAAACTCTGTGGGTAAAATCCTGACCCCTGACCGGTTCCTTCTCCTTCGATGTCTCGTAATGCTAGTACATCAGTAATCGCGGCTTTTAGCAAATCTTGGGAACCATTTGTCAGAAAACCCACAGCCATAGAAGCATCGGTAAAGATTTCTGTTCTTTCGCCCGGAGCAGATGCTTGAGCATGAGTAAGAAGACTTCGGATTACTAAAAAGTTTTGGTGTCCATCTCTCATCTGATTAAGAATTTCTGAGGGAGATGCTGCTCCCAAATCCTGAGCGGTGTAAAGAGATTTGAGAGTAGGCATCATTACCCTCAAAGACCTCATAGTTATATTTGATCTATCTCCATTATAGACAGTCTGCATGATAGAGTGGGCTGTAGGAGAGTTATCAAAGTTAACTCCATATTGAACAATGTATGCTAAAGCTGCTTGTACTTTCTCAGCATCTTGAGCAGAAGGAACTTGTCCGGGCTTTAGTGTCATATAATATTTATCAATTACGTCGGTAGCTTCTTGAAGTCTGGCTACTGCTCTCTTCCTGATAGTAGTTCTATGGGCTGCCGTTAAATCATTACGATCACTATCAAGCTCTTCAATATAATACTTAGCTTCGGTAGTTGCCTTAAACATAGACATGTTAGCGATTCGTTCTTCTGGGTTAATAATGACAGCCCCAGTTTCCTCATCAAGTTTAAAGTGAAGAGATTTCTGAAGCTCTGGAGATAATTTATTAAAGACCTGAGCAAAGGATCCTCCTCCTTGCCACTCTTGAATTACTTGTTTGTCTTGCTGGTATAAAAGCCATGCCCTTCTATCGGGAACGTTAACCCCATATAGCGATCTAGCCTGACTATAGAAGAATGTTTCTTCTTCTTCCCGAGTTTCAAAGGGTGGGAAGAACCCCTGTAGTCTTTCCATAGTTAATGTTTGAGCTGCCATTACTCCCGGATGAGTTGTCGCTACCTGAGTAACCGTAGCGTCAGTCTCTCCTCCCATAGCCGCAACAGATGCTGAAGTGTTTCCCTCTCCGCTTATTAACTTGTCATTGGCTGTGTCTCTTGCCCTAGATTGAGATGTCCCCGCTTGGCTGGCCGTATGTATTTGGTTCATACGTGATTCAATTCTACCCTCAGCCTTTCCAATAGAAGAATCGAGTCCGTTTATCATCTCCACTTTCTGTGATGGAGGCAGACTAGATCTGAGAATATCGCCCTTATATTGGTTATATACTCTACTAGCTTGGTTCGCTGCTTGAGTAGCATCTAATCCTTGTTTAATCCACTGAGGCATATTATCTTCTATATGCTTAAGCATACTTCGATCTAGCTCCGCAACAAAATTCTGGGCTGCGTTTAAGCTAGTCCCGGCTGCTCTAACTCCTTCCATTAACTGCCTTCTGATTGGCTCAGGAAGATCTTTAAATACTTCCTCCCATGTTTCGGTGTCAGCCATGTTAATAGCCCCATGAAGCATCCCGCCTAAATCTCCGTTGTTAGCGTGAGATTGGAAAGTATCGACTTGTTCCGCAAGGGCATCCTCTGAGATTGCGATAAGTATCTCTCTATCTTCTTGTAAACGTCGGGAATCCCAAAGTGCTCCGAACTTAATTGGAGAAGACGGATCATTTGGGTCTTCTAGTTCAGCTCCTAAGGCAAGGAGATTGTCTCTGATTGCAGTCTCTCCTCCCTCATTAGCTCTTCTTAACATATCATCATACTTTTGCTTCATTACCGCTTTAGCAACCAATGGACGATGTACTGGATTATTTGGATTCATAACCCAAGGTTCCATTAAGTGCTCAGGGAAAAGTTCTTGACCGCTGAGGAATCCTTCCAAATCATCAGGACTTCCTCCAAACCACTGCATCTGAAGAGGTAAGTTAGTTTCGTCTGCCCATGCAATCCACTCATCCTCACTGGCTTCAACCCACACGTTAGTCCATAGTTTTTGATTGAGTTGTTGTGCCAGAGCATTAGACTCTTCCCTTCCGTGTGTTTCGGATACAGCAGCAGCAGCAGCCGTTATAGCGGTATCAAGTTCTTGTGGGCCTCGTCCGTTAGTTAGCTGGACAGCATGGTTTCCAATCTCCTGTGCCGCTGCCGAGTCTAGAATAAGAGCTCTGTCTCTCCACTCTAAGATTCCCTTTCGGAAACTTGTAGAAATGTTTCTAATAACTCCCTCTACATACTCCGCGTCCATTCCGGGATCTTGTGCGTGCAGGCGATCTACAACTTGTGCTCTAATCCACTCATCGAATACCTTTAATTCTTCGACATCTCCCGTTCGGGCTATCTCGTAGGCTCCCTCAATTAAAGCAAATTGCTCTTCCGTTTCATTACCCTCGGCATCAAGGACAGGTCTAGGGGATTCCAGTTCTATAAGAAGTTCTTCCGTACCTTCGAAGGTACTCATTCTCTGATCAATTACTAAACCAACATCAACTAAAGCAGCTTGCGAAGCATTTGCCGCTACGCTTCTTTGCTGGTTCTGCATCGCATTTGTAACTAACTCATCTGCTCTATATCGTTGATTCTCAGGTAGACTAGCTTGGATATTCTTTGCCGCTGTGACTCTTGCAGCAGGACTCATGGTATGGGCGTTTTGAGCAAACTCAGTCTGAGCGTCATTGTATTGATCAGCATAGCTAATATTTTGGGTTTGGTTTCTTAAGTCCCCGAACCATACTCCGTTCTGATCTTGATATTCAATTTTCTGATTCTCAAGCCAAGCCCATTGTTCCTGCTGTCCAATGCCCTCTTCCTGCATCCTATTCATTTCTTCTTCAATTCTCTTACGCTCGTCTTCTGCACCCTGATCTTGAGACATGTCATAAAGCTGCTTGCCGGTACTAACCGCTTGGGTTCCAGCTTGGAACATAGCGTTTATGCCCTGCCAAGTATTGCTCGTATTCGCTCTATATGCCTGACCCTGATATTGGTGACCACCAGTTACGGTTGGGGCTTTCTCGGGAGAAACGTTAAATTGAGCTACGTCCTCTAGAATATTTTGCTGCTGAATTTGAGATTCAATCCCTACCTTTTTTCTTTTACCACTATCGGGTGCTGGCATTTAGTTCTCCTTTATTATTTCCATGCGGCCATGCTACCGGCTGCTGATGTTCCGCCACTGACACCAGCAGCTATTGCCGACCAAGTTCCGTCAATCATTTGAGGAGCCTGTCCGCCAATATAAGAGTTAGTTAAGAATTCATCTGTCCCCATTTGAGCAAGAGTGTTTTGATATTGTAAATCGATTTGAGCATCTTGCTGTTTCAGGTTGTGAGTTAAAGCTGCTGAGGAATTTGACCAATTATGAAGTGCTTGTCTTTTCAAAGCCCTAGCAGTTCCAGAAGAGCTACTGACATTTCTAGAACCGATTGAAGATTTTAAAAGATCGAAAGCTGCTTTGTTAGTATTATGAAGACTTCGGGACTGTGCCATTGCTGCTCTTTTTAGCGAAGCCTTATTTCTAATCTTGGTCTGAGTAGCTGCTCTTCCAATATACAGATTCTGAAGAAGCTGCTTTTGGTATCCCCTGATTTGTTTGTCGTTCTCTCTCTGGATTTGAAGCCGAGCTTGATGCTCTTTATTTAAGTAGCTAGCCCATGCTTGGTTATTGGCATTGGCAGTTTGCTCCATACTAGCCATATAGCCAGCACCTGCTCCAGCTACTCCGAGAATTGCTGCTCCTGCTATTAAACCCATCTAGACCTCCTTTGTTGTTTCGTAATCCATTTATTCGAATGGGGCTGATTAAATCGATCTTTATTCGACGGACCCACTTCGATATAAGCACCGTGACCAAGAGCATCGCCTGCCCTGAAGTCCTTTGCCCAATGATTGACCTCATCTAATTTCTTTTGTTCTTTGTTTCTTTCGATAACATTATCGATATTAACACTTAGATTATCTTTCCAGAAGGAAACCGCAGCAGACAAGACATCAACTCTATCGTCGTGCCTTAAGCATCCCCTACGTCCTGTTAATCTGGTTATTTGTTTTTGTGTTTCTTCTTGCCTAATGGCAGACTTATTGAAGACTATCCTATGAGATGCCAAGGCAGGTTCTAAAGATTCGAGCATCCTTAGTTCTTTTTGGCCACCCACCTTATATTCTTCGATGGCAACTTGCCCACATCGTTCAGCAATAACAGGGCGAAGAAGCTGATTAAACATTCCGTCACCATAGTTAGCCTCCACCATAATAAGTTTTAAATTATATTGATTAACTAACTTAGCAATCCTCATAAGAGTAGCCTCGTCATATCCACCCTCCAGTCCCTCAAGCTCATGAATCCAAACGTACCCATTACATATCGAGGCAATACATATGGCCGTTTCGTCGGACCCCCGTCCCGATGGGTCCACGAACATGGCTGTTTGCTGGTATTCTGTATACTCCTTAGAGACCCACATAGGCTCGTATAAAGTATCCCCGTGCATGCCGAATGAAGGGATGCCCTTCAGAGGCACGGAGCTAGCCCACACGACCTTTTCAGGACACACTTGGGGGTCAACGTCCAAAACTAAGAGATCGCCCAGACGGAGCGGATACAGGGCCTCATCGGCAGCTGACGTATCGAGCTGATAATGGAGCCTAAAGAGGGTGGGACCGACCTTGGCTTTCCTCTCCATTAGAGTTTCTAAATCGAACCGTTCAGGTTGGGTTGCTTCCCCCGGCTCTACCCCAAGTTCCCATATCCAGTCATTGATATTATCGCACTCAGAAGGAACGCTCTTATCTGGCATGACGGCAGGAAACTTAGTAATAGGGTATCCCGATGAGAGCTGATTGTAGATGGAGTCCTGAATCTGAGGAGTTCCTAAGAAGAGGACCCTTCCACCTTTGTTTCGAATCTGCTCGGCTTCGAGACATTTATGCATAAGCTTATCCCTAGTAACCTGAGTTTCGCAGTTTCCTTCGATTTCCACATCGTCGAAGATTAGGTAATCGGCGTGCGACCCTGTTATCTGAGAGGTTATTCCCCTAGCATAGCATGAAAGGTCTTGTCCAATCATATCCCTACACTGAAGGTTGAACCCAAAGGCATTGTCTGTAGTGTGGTCCCCCGGAATCATATGATGACAATAGGGAACTAGGTTTAAAATCTTTCTAGTCATAGAAATAAACTCGACCGCTTTATTAGCAGTGGCGGAGATAACCATAACAGTTGTATTGGGATTCCTTAGTAAGTACCACGATGCGAGACAAGACGTAATAACAGACTTTCCAAATCCACGACCCGCCTGTAGTTGCATATCTTTGGGACCGTTTTGTAAGGCTTCTGCCATAGCGTACTGGGCAGGTGTAGGTTCACCCAGACCCATGTGCTTGAACGAGAAGTACAAATGGTTCCTAAAATCTTCGACAACCTCAGCAGGAATGTGATCATACATGTTACCTCCTTGTTTACTAACTGACATCATTTACTAATTCAATCCTTAAGAATCCTCCCTTACGGTGTAAAGAAGAAGTTGGGGGCTCATCATTTGAATAATCAGAAACAACCTTATCTGGATTTGATTCGTACCAACCATCGGCTTCGTCAGGATAGAAAGCCATCGTACCCCTGCCGATATCTGTGGTATGTTCGCCCGACCACGTTTGATTGAAAATATTCCTTGCGGAATACACCCCGTTAGCCCACCACGAAGCATCATAATACAGACCTATCCAAGAACTTCCGGGAACACCAGTAGCAAGGAATTCTTCCGTGGGAGTATATAGGAAGGTGTTTTCAATATACTTACCATTATTTCTAATGTTGTATGTATTTGGATCCCCTGTATGCCAGTCATTATTACCACCATCCCAGCTTGGCTTTTCTGATCCTCGATACCTATCTAAAATATCTTCATTCTGATTAACAGTAATTTGTGCGGGTAATTGAGAATCATGCTCAACGAAATCAGAAGCGTCAAAAGTACAGTGACTGTAGGAAAGACAGAATCGAGGATCGATTAAACAATCATCGTACATCTGAATATCCTTAGGACTTCCAATTCCATGGATGTGGGTATTAAAAGGAACCCACCAGTTTTTTTCTCCGGGTACTGGATCAGTAGTATCAAATCTAAAATCCTGCTCTACAGCTTCGGGATTAACAGCACCATAAGCGGCCTGAGTAACGTAGTTATTACCGCTTCCAGAAAAGGCGGAGGGGAACGTAAAGAGCATAAGCTCATACCATCCGTTCTGGAAATCATCAAGAGGACTTGTGGAAGTTTGTCCTAATTGTGTTTTCCTCCAAGTAATGGGAGCTAAATTAGATACGCTTGAGTCTGCAATTATGGGGTAGTATTGGGGCTTTACCCAAGCACCTATAGTAATTTTATAGGTGTTCCCGGGCTTCAGACATAACCAATGGTTTGGCAACGGATACTCTTCAGTATCTCCCCCTATTGATTCCCCATCTTCTAACACAATATATGTATCGTTGTGGTCTGTCCAGTCTATTGCATTACCGCTGGAAGGGGCTTTAGGAGTTTTATCATAGTTTCTACCGACTGTTCTAATCCATCTAGCCCCGTCACTTGCTCCAGTAAATCCCCATTCTTTGTAATAAGGAGAATAATTAGGATCAGTAGGGTCCATCGAGGGATAATTAATTGCAATATCCTCGGGACCAGAAGCGTCCGTTTTACATGACTGTCCCATTGATAAGTAATTCCCATCGGGATCCTCTTGTAGCATAGGGATCTGATCAAAGGTTTTGTAATCTCTCCAATAAACTTCGGGGTAGGGGATTTGTCCAAGGTCTTCCCAATCTTGTGAATGGAATCCCCCGAATCTAAACTCTACTCCGGATTGTTTTGCGGTGAAGTATCCAAATCCTCCGCCAACAGAAATATCTCCGTGGCCTCCCGCTCCTAACATTCTCTCCCAATAAGGAGAACCCTCGTATGGCTCAGTGTTTGACAGTACATCGGTTTGATTCTTGGTAAGATCGTAGGTATATAAAGATCCAGAACCCGGACACGCGACACTTCTCACGACTCCCCATATAGATGACTGAGGAGACGCACATGGCTGTCCTTGAGGAGGAGAATAACTGTATTGTCCGTTACAGTTTCCTCGATGATAAAACATGCCCTTTACGCTCAGATAGAATTTAGGGTGTGCTGGACCACTTCCGGTCCCATGGTCTGTTATGGACCAGTTACCAAATGAGGTTCCTCCCCAAGCAAACTCAAACCACCAATTCATTGCCCATGAGTTTTCACCTAGAGTGTAATTATTGTAAAGAGTTCTACCCACCCAAATAATAGCATTGGATACGACCTCAGGTATTAACTGTCTGGGAGTTTCCCCATTCCCATCATTATCTTGGTCGGCCCAGTCTCCTACATCATCATCGCCAGATGTCGACCAGCAAGAAGGTTGGTATGCGTTGAGGTCGAAGTTTTGATTATCATCTCCACCTCCGGCTTCGGAGCCTCCAGTATAGCCTGTAGTAAACCAATCGTTCGCTCCGTTTTCATAGTTCCAAGTCGTTGTGCCGGGAGTTCGGAATCTAAATCTACTATGGTGAGGACCGCCTACCTTACATTGAACAAGGTGATGCTTAACATTGGTATGATCATAAGTAACGCTTTCATCGTTTGGGGTTGCACTTGGAAGGGAGGGCGGTCCTGCATAAGTTCCGGGATTGCCGTCCTCTACAAACGTATGATTAACGAACTGAATCCAGTAGTGGTAGCTGTCAGTGCTTGTTTTATCGTGTCGAAAGTATACAAAGTCTCCAGTACGACATGCTGGAGGGTGTCCAATATCTCCAGCAGCATCCGCAAAACTGGCGGAGACATTCTGGACCAGTACTGGTGTCTCACAAGAAGGAGTAACAGTATCCACACAGATCCAAGTTTCGACAATATTTTTATCAGCCTGTCTATGACTTACAACATCGTGAGGAGCAGCGATATAATCGTATTCATAATGACAATCCCATTCTCCTCTCCATATCATATTAGGATCGCCATATAAACTGATTCCGTCTCCCCACGTAGGCTGGTCATTGTTAGCACCAGTTAAATACTTAGGTCCATAAAGCTTTAGCGTTGCTAAATCAATATACATGTCTCCAATAAGATCATCTACGTCTCCAGAGTAGGGCCAGTTATTAGGAACATCTCCTGCTCCGGGAGGTCCGGTAGTACCCGGAGGATAGTTCGGCCTATTGCCATCAATAATTAAGTTCGTTTCTGGAGGACCATAGTCTGCCCATATAGTCTTTCCTCGTATTCCCCGAAGAGTTGGGTCACTATCAGTTTGTAACTGAATTTCCTGCCACTCGCCCCCCTCGGTGGCCAGTACGTCCTCACTAAAATCTACATTGGACCTGTCTCGGACATGCATCTTTCCATGCGTAGTAATAACCCCTGTTTCTGGATCTGTTACATGAGGAATCCACCACCACTCATAATCTAATTCTGGTTCTTCTTCCCCTATGCCGGGACCCGGCGTATAGTATATTAATCCCGGAGTTTCTTGGGCAGGACTGTCTAACCTTTCTATAACATTCCATTTACTTTCATCAGTACTATATTCCCAACTCCACCACATCCACCTAAACTGATCACCGTCTTGGGGAGTATTTGGAAAATTAGGTCCGCCAGTTCGCATTCCAGCCATTTATTTCTCCTAGGATCCGAATTTAAAAGGTGCGTCTTCAGCAATCTTCTGCCGAATTTGATCTAAACTTTCTTCAGGAAGGACTCCTTCCATATCTCTGTAATCAGTTAGAATTCCTCTAGCGATTCCCGCCCACCCCGGACTGGGGTTATTCTCTAAGGCAAAGATAGTACAATCAACAAGTACTTCGCCAAGTTTTTCCATGCTTTTCTTATTCATGTTTTCTCCAATTTTCTAATTCTTACTTCATGATCAGAAAGAAGATTGTTTGTTCGTTTCATTTCTGTTGTTAAGCACCCGATTTGATGAGACATTTTCCATAGCATTGCTACGATACCGCCCCCTACGATAAGTTCTAGCACAAATGTCCCCTCCATCACTTAGTCCACGGGAGTTTCTTAACAACCCAATCAAATAATGGCCGACCAATCAAGGCTCCGGCTGTAAACACGACGATAGTAAAGAATATTGTACCTAGTACACTACTTAAGAATTCCATTTTTCTTCTCCTTACGAATTTTTAAGATATCTCTGATATTTCTATAGCCCCACGCGAGGCTGATAGCTCCAGTAGCACCGATAATCGGAAGAAAAATCCAAGACGCGTACCGACTGATAGCAAAGTTTAGAATAATTAGGCTCAAGCCGCCTATAATTGGCCTCCATCCCATTGTTCCTCGGGATACAGTAAGTAAAACCATTCCACTTAGTAGACATAGACCACCTATTCCGCTAAGAATTGTGAGGTTTTCAATAGCCGCAATCTTTTCAAGGTCGCTAATAGACTCTACTGGGATTGAAGACGTTGCTGAGGTATTCTTAGGGAAGATACTACATCCTCCTAAGATTAAAACAATAAGTAAAGCTCCTAAGAACTTAAGTCCCGGTAAGTAGTACATGACCATCTAGCTCCAAATGTAATCTTGCTCGTTTAGGGTTATCAGGGAATACTCCTGCTGGATGAGAATTCGACTGTATAAAAATATATCCATTATTGGGAGGAGATAAGGTTATTTCCTGAAAGTTTGGGGAACATTTGACAGCATACTTATGTTGGTTTGCATAATCTGGACCAACATATGATTGAATGGTTCCAATACTTTGGGCTCCTATAGTCCAATCATCAGGCTCTTGGGTTTCTATTCGATAGGCTGACGTATACCAAACAGTAAACTTTAATCTAGGATCTAGTCCCGTATTAACTGCTAATATTTCCTGATCAGTATGTACGGACGCGGCCCTAAGAACGAAATTACTCCAAGTATCTGGAACTTTAATAAGCGAGTCAATGAAGATAGTATTTTGTGGAATGGTTGTAAGAATCGTATTGGGAGGATGCCAGTTAGGATTATCCTCGTAGAATAATTGAGACCACGAATGGGTATTAGCAGGGACTTGTCCATGCTTTTGGAAATGAAAGCAAATCCTATCCCTACCTACAACAGGATTTCCGTGTAAGTCAAAGGGAAAGTTTGATGAGCTCCCTAAATGTTCCACTTCAAGATCTATGCCTTCTCCGTTTAGGTTAGACCACGTTCCAATAACGTGGTTTATTCTGTAGAAAGCACACCTTCCGGGGGATTTCTCATTACTCAAGATTACTGTGCCAATGCCATCATCTTCGTGATATCGCACTCCTTGGGTATAGGCGGTAAGCAACACCTCTAAATCATTTCCAGTTGCATCCACATAGGGCAACCGAAGAAGTTCCACTGTAGTAAGATCGTCCGGAGTATCTACCATAAAACTACCTGAGTTTAAGATAGGATACGTAAGCGCGTCGGCTTGTGTACTATTCCAAAAGTATTTTACAGGTGCTCCACTTACTTGGGCTCCTTGGAACCACTGTGTATCTGTAGATACCCACTTAAAATGTCCTCCCATATCTTGATACCGTAGAATGTAACCAGAGTAATCTCCAGTTCCATTAACTGTGTTTCCGGGACCGCCAAACTGAGGGGACAGTTCTTGCATAAGACCCCCGGCTACGCCCTTTAATGGGTTAGTTTCTACAGGTTCATCATAAGTCACGAAGTAACATATGTTTGAGTAACTTTGGGGGAGGTTATTCATATTAGGGGTTTCATGTCCTAGTTCCATAAGAGGTCCAGTCCTCCAACAGAAGAAGCCGTCCCCTTTGTTTCCCCTTGGTCCTTCAGGTCCGACATCTCCTTGCGGCCCCTGAAATTTACTGAATGGACCGACTAATTCAGTAGACCCATCACAGTAAGTAAAGGTAAGGCTAAACTGGTGGCTGGTATCGTTTCCAGATATATCTGTGATATAAGGATTTGCTGGATAAATTACCTCATGTTTAACCCCATGTGACATATTAAACGTAAGTTTGACATAAGAACATCCCGTTGTAGGAAGACCGGGAGTTCCCTCGGCATCACAAGGAGCAAGAGAAGTCACAGACTCTACATAAGCACCGTCATAAGCAGGGGCTTGTCCCAACAACCAGTTAACATCGTCTCGTAGATCCCTAACATAGTGATGTAAAGCTCTGGAGTGATCAAATAAAGAGGCGACGTTGTAGAAAGCCGGGCTCATGTTACCATCCGCAAGCTCTATAACATCTCTATCTAATGTATAATTCCATTTATGAGGAATGTTGCTGTTGTTTGTTGTCTGGCCGCCTACCCATGTCTGTAGGTTATCAACGTTTAGCTCTTCTTGCGTCATTCTGGCAAGAAGATCCGTAACATCGCATTGTATAGAAGCCGTAAGCTCGCATGTAAAATCCGGTAGAACTTTCCAATAGGGATTAGTTTCTTCTAATCTCGCATCCAGTTCTTGAATAAGGTGGAGTAACTGATCTGTTTCAAGGTTCAGGGTAGCTGCGGTTAGCTTAGCTCCGTCAGTAAACGTAACATAGCTGGGGTCTAATTGAGTTTCTCTATATAAAACTACATCGTCAGACCGTGGATCATAGTCGCTTTTCCCACAGGGAGCAGAAAGCTGTATTTCATTGACATTAAAAGTTCTATTTATTTCGTCAAATGTAACTAATAGCGGAGTATCCTTGCCATCATCGCAGGGATAATAAGCTTTCAACTGCTCACTATGCGGTCTATCGTCTAACAATAAGACTGACGCATATGAGTGATTAGGGGTGGGCTGACCGGTCTGCCAATTTAGGCCACTATCCCCTGCAAAGGTAAGCTTAACTGTTGCCATCTATTTCTCCTACTGAAGTACTGTTACGTTGAAATTAAAATCTTCAAGAAGCGGATGACCGCCGTATTGTACATTATTATCGTAAGTCCCATCGTTCCAAGATTGGGCGCTTGTGTGTCTGTACATGTATGCCCTTGGCTCCCAACCAAACGCAGAGTTGGGAGTTTGATTCCCGAGGCTGCTTCCAATTTCAGGTGCAGCATACCATACCAAAGGACGCTTAATAGCATACATGATAGTAAATCCTGTATCGTCTTTGTTAAAGACTCCGAACATTGTCATTGGCTCTGTCATCATTGACATTCCGAAAAGCTGACTCTCTATGTACCCGAGGTTGGTTGCTCGATTAGTGTAGTAATCTTTATTGAGTCCATAATGCTGTTCCCCCCACCGAGTCGCACTCCCGCCTACACTCACGTTTCCCTCATTGTTAGAGTCCGCATTCCATGTTCTCATTGGGGGCTGATTGTCGGAACCTCCGGCATAGATATGAAGATCTCGGTAAAAAGGCCAGTTTCCTTTTTTAAAAGAAGCCGTGGGGTTAAAGCCTGAGCTCTGTGTTCCGAATCCGTACTCACCGTGATCCTGTAAATTATCATCGGCAAAGGTTTTTACATACCTACTATAATTACCACTAAAGTTACGGGTCGAGGTTTCAAAATCATCGGACTCCCCATCGATATTAACAATTACTTGATACTGATGGGAGTTTACATTGGCTCGGCTCTTGTCATCGACAACTAAGGTATCTTCAAAAGAAAAATCCCATGAGAATATGTCCCAAGCAGTGTGATCGAGCCATGCTGTACTGATAAATGAGCCACCTTGAACGTGATTATCGCAGTTACTGTATAAGTAATAAGCCGCTCGACAATTAAGATTGTATATATTTTCCCAATCTGCTTGAGCAGCTGAAGTATCGAACACTGGATACGTAGTCCCCGTAATTCCGGGTTCTAGTTTACAATGATAATCTCCCTGTGTATTGTAGTATCTTCCTCTTCCCAAAACAATAGACTTAGTTTTTTCGAGCTGCTCGATACGCTGTACTAACCCCTGTGTGTAGGTGTTGGCATGGCTATTCATAATAGAATCTAGCTGTCCTCGATTAACCGCATGTCCGTCCGCTGTCCCGACCGCGACTGTGAGGGGGCTAGTAAAAGAACATGAGCCCGAAAAGGTATGGTTTCCCCCTACGTCGAAAGAAACGTTAGTGGAGGGGGTCCAGCTTGTTCCTGTCCACGTTAACACATCGTTAGTTGGAGGTGTTGAAGATACGACTACATCATTGAGTTCATCTATCCCAATATTTAGCTGACCCGGAACAAACTTGCCTTGTGCAGCCTCCCAAGTTATGGTATCTCTATTAGAGACCCCGTTAATATTAATCAAGCTCTGGGGAAACTGTTCTAATGAAGTGGAGTAGAAAGACTTCTCCTGTATCAAGAAGAAAAGCTGGTTGAAAGACTTGTTCAAAGTCTCTGCGGAAAGCTTAGCTCCATCTTGGAAGAGAGATAACCTAGTTAAATCCTCTGTTTCTCGGCGGATTTCCAGTTCATCTGTCCCAGTGATAGCGTTTTTAAGAGTAATACTTTGGCTTGTCTCCCCAACATGGTAGTCTGCTCCTGCTCCATCAGTACCCTGAGTTAGTTTTGTCCCATTTAAATAGACGTTAATCTGGGAAGCGAGAGAAATTCCTGTAATGAAGTCAATCCCAGCAAAGGAAAAGGGTCCTGTTCCAGACTGGCCAGTATATATCTTATATGGTAATGGCATTAGGTTCTCCTAAGATTGAATCGAAGCATTATAGGGTTTAAACTTACCAATGAACTCCATTCCAGTAATAGCTACCGGAGTAGGATAGTCCGAAGTAATAGCAATCTTAGTAGTATCTGCATTTCCGAATATTCTAGTCGTAAACTCGCCTTCCTCCTCAACAAGCAAAGCTCCTAAAGCATCAGGAGAGTTGTTGATAGAAAGTGGGGTGTGAGTCGTAGTACTGGTAGGTCCGCTAGTAGCTCCAAGTGCTGTTCTCTGGTTCCGTGTTATCTCTATATCATATACCCCCGTCTTAAAGTGCTTGATGTTCATCATACGGAGGGCAAGGGTTCCTTCTACAGGAACTCCAGAGCTCGGATCTCTATAGTTAATCTTAGAGAGCTCAAGCTTCATAGTGTAAGTGCTGCCAGAGAAAGAGGTGTATTGGCTGTTGCCGATAGCATCCCAGTTTCCAGCCGCTCTGAGCTGAGTAAGAGGAAGCGTGCCGTCTTCTAAATTCGTAATCGTAGCTGTGCTTGCAATCCTTTGACCACTTTGTGTCGGCCACTCAGGACCTAAGACAACCTCTTTAACTCCCGGATCCCAATAAGGCAAACGCCAATAGGTATTCGGATCTGTATACCATGTATCGTCAGTTCCCTCAGTACCGCCTGCCGACTTGTTCTCTACTTCCATAAGCCTATCTAATCTGGGGGTATTGATATCTAAGAACTGTAAGGAGGTTCTTTCAATAAACCTCTGCATTTTCGCACCCTCGTATGCGGGCCGTATAACAATCATGTAAAGATAGTTTCTTGAGTACCAGATATACTCAATTTCTGGTTTAGGAAGGGTTGTCTTTTCGTCTGTGGGGCTCCAATAAGGACCTAATTCCCAGCCTTCGCTTCCAGAAATCTGCCTATCAACAATAGTCTGAGGAAGAACATATCGGTAGAACGAGTTCTGAGCGATTTCTCCTCCAGCCCATCGTGCTGTGTAGACATACAAATGATCGGGGTTATCTTCATCTACTACAAATATACTGTCCTGTGCCGGAGCAACGCACGCACATCTATAATTCTTAGGTAAATACCCATTAGCGTGAATAGAAACTTCTGTAGTATTGTTTACCGAAGTTCCAGCTGAAGAGTTATAAAGATACAGTCGTTCATCATCGAACCAGTAAATCTGAGTGCCGAGAACCAAGGGCTCAACAATTCCAGAAGCTGAGTAGAATGACGTTGGAGCCAGTTCAGCAGTAGTTGGAGAGATAATATTGTTTGAGCCTTGTAATTCATATTGTGTCTCTCCTCCTGTATTAATAAATAAGAAGTCATCAAATGGAATCATGAAATTGATCCGCGTGTATTTTCCAGAAGAAGCCCGAATATCAATAGGATCTTCCGAGGTAATATTATTAGGGTCTCCTAGCCATAAATCAAACCAGTCGTTATTTCGTGAGCTAAAGACCATATCGTCCACAGCAAACCAAAGACGTTCTCGCCAGAAAGCAATATCTTTAATAATACCTTTCTTATCCCCAATATTAAATGCCTGAGGTCCCGGATTGTTATTAGCGGTCCCGCTTTCTCGGGGAGTCCATTTAGGATATTCAACATTCCATGTATTATTTCCTCCATTAACAATTAGGAAAGGAAAACTAGGCTCATAGAATACAGAGTGCTCGTCTTCCGTTCTTACTTTGTCATAGTGGGGGATAGTATTGTTGTCCACACATCGATAGAATCCTTGGGGGAAGGTAAGGAATCCACTTCGGCAATACCAAACCTTTCCAAATCCGTTGTTACCTCCATAAAGAAAGTCAATGGCTTCTTCTTCTCCATTGACTCTGTTGACATCATCGCCTTCTGGGGGAATCTCAATCGCATTAAAGCTAGAGATATTCTGACCCAGCTCGTTTTCAAAGATATCCGACGATATTTGTACATCGTCTCGAACCGGCTTATGCATACCAATGTCGTATAGCCAACCCATTCGTCTTGCGTAATTCCCCGTCTCATCCTCTACTTTATCCGGAATAGTACCAGAGACTTCTCCTGCTGGGGGACTAGAACCATGTACAATATAAGAACCAGTCCTGTCTGAGTTCAACGCAAGGGTATACTTATTGCTAGTCTCCGATTCTAAATGGTCTCGAACATCTCCCCATGTATCGGTATCCCCGTCTAGACCATTTTCTAACTGCCATGTAGTCTCCGTCGTACCCGAGGTAATTTTTATTTCATCGGCATTATCGGGAGGTCCTCCCAAAGAATTGAGTGGGCAAGTATTGGCTGCGGGGTCTCCAGCCGCAGCTGCGATAAAGGGTTGCATGTTCTTACCCGTCTTTCGAGCGGCATCAAATACAGAGTTAGTTCCTGTTAAACCTAAGTGAGTACATGTTCTACCATTTCCATCAAAGAATTGGACGATATCAGTACCATTGTTTGTTGTTTTAAACCACAACTTTCCTGTATAGGGGCCGGTTCCCGGGGGAGTAGAGCTTCCTGAATCTTCGTCTAAATAGAAAGTACCGTAGTTAGATGCAAAGCTTCCCTGTGAAGCTCCATCGCTGTCGTTTACAACTGTACAGCTATTAATCGCTGAGACAACCTGAGCAATAGTAGTATAAGTAGATCCCGTAATATTTACCATACCTAGTTCATCATTACTATTAAGATTGTTAACTAAGAATTTAGAAAGCTCAATCGTACCATTACCATCAGCTCCGGCAAATAAGGCTACTTGATGGGAGGCACTGTGACCGCCTACTGGCTCATGTCTATCGGTGTCTGGATTATATGGACCGCCCATAGCGTAGTCGCCTGTCTCCTCAGGGGTTGCCGCTACTCTATATGTTAGCTTCTTACCGTTCAGAAGAACCGAAGGAGAAGCCGGGTCTGCTGTGGTCCAAGTACATGCAGGAACCTGATTGTTTAGAATCATCACAGCACTACCGAAGAAGGTAGCCTTAAGACAATCTCGGGCTGGTTTTCCTTCTGGATTCCATTTAACATATTCCCAAATATCGTCTACTCTTTTTGTGTTCCACGGAGAAGGAAGAGTGCTATCCGGAATGTAATGGTTGTTGTTAGTATAGGGAGTTGTGACATCACTAAAGGTAATCGTTTGGGATTGATTGCTATCAAAGGCTTCCTCGATGATGATATCACCAACGTTGAGATGAGGCCAGTGATCTGGGGTAGTAGTTTCAAGATCGTCAGTTGTATACTCTCTAAACTTAAATATCTTAATTAAGTCTGTCGAACCACTATCAACTCCTCGATTGATGATAATAATATATCTTTCAACTGTACTCTTATCGAAGAAGAAGTATGCGATATCGTCTACTAAATCCGGGTTATTCGAATTAGGGGAGGCATGAGCTACCCAACTACCTAAGAATCCTCCTGAGCTTCCTCCATGAATAAACTCTAAGGAAGGACGCTTTTCAGCTGAGCGTTCTAAAGTAAGAATTGCGTTATCTACCTCTTGTAATTCTGAGGTTAGTCGCTTAGCGCTTGGCTGTCTTGCCACACCGCTAAACAAATTTAATATCGGTACTCTTACTGTAGCCATTCATACCTCCTATGAGTTTAGTGTCCGAATATCTCTTGATCTATCGCCCCATTGATGGCGTTCGGCTGCTCTTCTGATAGCTCTATCGCCTCCGACAAAGATGTTTCTCTGCTTATGGGAAATATCCCCTGCTCGTGCTCTCATCCTAGACATTTCTTCTCTCATGCCTAACATTCTATCCACATCTCCATCGCCAGTAGTCAGCATCTGATACTGCCTAGCAGCCTGAGCCGTGATTCCCTGTTGGATAGAAGTATTCTGATCTTCCCACGAAAGCTTGATTCTTTCTAGAACATGGTATCTTCCTCCATTAGGAGGAGTTCTCCAAGCACTGGTATCTTCCGTAATGTTGTACAAAATAGGACGGTAGCTAGAGTTTCCTCCAGCACCTGCTCCATCGTGGCGAATAATACCCATGATTTTTTGACTAGGCCGACCATTGGGATCGTAGTCACTCCAATGAGTGCTGACAAGTTCTGCATAAATAGTAGCACCATTAGTACTTGATGCAGTTCCCTGCTTTAAAGCAATCTTATCGTTATTTGCTGAATCGGGAAGGTAGTACGATTCTATTTGGTTTTCCGCAATGCCCCTAAGTTGCCAATCCATCGTAACTTGGTCTAACATAAACTCGGCCACTGAGGTATCAACCCCAGCATCAGTAGTTAAATCGTTAACCATAGTTTCGCCGGAAGCGAGAAGCATTTGGTTTACTGCATCCTGTTTTAGTAAAGCTCCCATAATTTCTCCTTGTTCAAGATTAGCTTAATAGGGGTGAGTAGATATACGGACCACCTCCCTTCGTAAAAAAAGTACCCCTCCCCCCGAAAGGGGAGGGGACCAAAGTGTATGTCACTATGTAGAATCAGTTCTTCAACATGACACCTGCACACTCAGGACGCAGAGTACCACCACCCTTATAGGTGCTGGCCACTGTGAAGTGAGTGTTTCGACGGACATCCTCAACGGAGTCAGTCTTCATACCCTGAAGGGTAAGACGGGCGACAGCTTCAGGCTGCCAAATAAGAGCACAAAGCTTACTGAACTTGCAACCATACTTCTTGTCACCAATCGCAGTAGTCTGCAAGTTGGAATCAGTATAGTCCGTCTTAAAGTTAGCGTGGTTGCTCTTCATGATTACAGCACCCTGATACATCAGAGTGTCGTTCATGCCGTGCATCCCAACCGTCAGAGGAGCACCGAGGTTGCCCATATCCGTGGCACTGCCACCGAAGAACGGATGACCACCGCCATTGGAGAAATCACCAGCTTCTCTAGCGATGTTCAGCGAACGAATGTCAGCAAAAGCCTGCGGTGAAACACAGCAAACTACGCCCTCAGTAGGAGCATTGATCTCCTGCAAGTGGACGAAGAAGTTCTCGATGTCTTCGAGAAGACCGAGAGCTGCGTCCGTTCTATCCTCAGCAGCTGCTGAAGAAAGACCGAGGTTGTTGTAGTCAAAGTTACGGGTTGTGCCAGTCGAGCCTCCGTCACCACCGTTGCCAGTGCCAATGCCGTCACCGGTATAAACCTGACCACCGGTGTAGTCGCCAGAGTCCAGAGGACCGCCGTCACCATCGGTATCAGCACCGTCTGCGTCTGGGCGACGAACGCCCTTCTTAATCAACGCGAAGTTGGCATCAATCTGACATGCAGCCTGAGCGATCAACGAAGCGATCTGCTTGTCACTGGTGTTAGCCAGCGTCATGCCCGTCTGACGCGCCATTTCCGAACGGTACTCCCACTGAGTAACCATAAGGTCAGGGTTGTCAAGCTCGAAGTGAGCCGCCATCGGACGGTCATCGAGCGACACAGTGATGGAGGTCGAAGGACCGCCGCCGCCTGCGAGTTCCTCACCAGCTCCCCACTGAGGCTTCAGTCCGACCGTACCGGTCAAGGGGAACTTAATGGACATACCGTTAGCAATAGTCCTGTGAGTAACATGGGGTTCGAAACTAATATACTGGTCGTAAGCGTTGAGCACCTCACCTGCCCATACAGGCATCCAAAGGTTTGAGGAAGTCGCGTCAACGTTAACTGCATTAGTCGGGTTTACACGATCAACACCAGTAAGACCAGAGTGAAGAGTATTTGTATGGTTATATACTGCCATAGCATCTTCTCCTTTATCTTAAGAGTAAATAAATAAAAATTGATCGCCTAACCTTTGCTTCGAATTATTCCACTAGATAGTGGAGTCCTAACGTAGGTTGGAAAGATTACTGCCTTTTCGCCAAGGCTCCTGAGAGCGGGGTATTAACAGTAGTTTCCAGTGGCTCTAATCAGGTTCTAAAACCGAACTGATTAGTTGCAAGAATCCTTTCCTCAACAGCAGCTCTAAACTTAGCGTCTGTCTTGTATCTAGGATTCCGCTGATCCGCAAACATCTCCTGATTAGAAGCATAAGGAGTAATACTTTGATAAGTATTAACTGCTGCGGTTCGATTCGGAGTAGCACCGGGTTCACGACCCCTTGCTGCCGAGACATTATCCGAAGTCTCGTATCGGGCTTTAAGCCCTAAGATAGCCGTCTTGTAGCCCGGGCCTGCTAGCTGGCCGTTGACTGCAATACGTTCATCTTCTGATAGATTATCAGCAGACCAAGCCATAATCTTATTAAGCTCGTCCTGTCCCCCAACAATGTTGGCGGCATTGGATACATTCTGCTGCTGAATTGCCTGTCTTTGATTCATATAATCATCAATGATTTTATCGTCGACATTGAGCCGAGCTTTGATGGTATTTCTTAACGCATCCGGGACTTGACCACCACTTGCGTCGATGATGTTGCCCCAGTCATTCCATTCGCCCATACTTACCTCTGATGGAGGCTCCATCAAGGGCTGGGTTTCTTCAGGACTTCCTTCAGTTTCTGAAGGAGCATTAATCTGAAGAGATTCCACGTTATCCGGAACTTCCTCAGCTGCTGGAGTAGTAGTAGCTTCGGTATTTTCTGGATTATAGTTTGGATTTTCTACACCATTTTCATTATACTGCTTCTTAAGATTAGCAATTTCCTGTTGACCTTGAGTGTATGCTGCCTGAGCATTCTTCAAAGAATCAAACCAAGCTCCAGCATCCTTAAAATTCTCCGGGATCTGTTCTCCTTGGTCCTGAACATGGCGGACGAAAGCTTGCTTTTCATGCTCATGCTGCTGATCAGCGGGCGTAAGATTGAATTGCGTTGTTTCGGTTTCTTGTTGAATAGGTTCGTTCACTTGTATTTCCTTTTTGGGTTCTTACGGGTATCACGCTCATTCATAACCAACTTCTTGCCGGTTCTTTTAGCGTAAGCTTTGGCATCTTCGATGCCTTTCTTAGTGTAGGGAAATTCTCTTCCACCTACTAACGGCATGTCAATATCTCCTACTTCTTTTTCTTGGGAGCCTTCTTAACTTTAACTTTCTTTTTCTTAGGGGGTCTGCCGACCTTGCTCCCATAAGTTCCTTTACCATACGGCATGTTATCCTCCAATACCTAATTGCTGGGCCATTTGAGCAATGCCTTGGCCTCCAGTTTCTTGGATGTCTTGCTGTGCAGCTTGGCCAGCAATGCCTTGTGCTTGCTGCATTATACCCTGCTGCATCTGCTGCTGTTGCTGCTCTTCTTGTAGCTTCTTCTGCTGTGCCATCACTTCTTCTTCAGACTTCACCCAATTACCTGAGTCGAATCCTAAAGCGGTAATGAGAGCTCGTCCGTATTCTTCCCATCTAAACATAGCCATAGCTTGCTCAGGAAGATTACGTACCATTTCACCCATCTGCATAAGTTTCTGTAGATCGGAGTCTCGACTGAGTGATTGAAGTCCTGTCACAATTTCAACAGTTAATAAACCATCTTCTGTGAACTGCTGCTCTAATCGCTCATCAACGAGACCCTCGTCCAACATAAGAAAGACTGTTCGTTCTACGATAGGAACTAGGAGATTTCTGGAGATAGCAGAGAAAGCTCCTCCCAAGACCTGTTCAAGCTCTTGTCCAACCATACGAACAGCGGTTGCTGTGACTCGATCTCCGCTAGGGATAGCGGAACTATTAAGCAAGAAACCATTTCCCACTTCTTTTCTAAGGGTTTCGACAGCAGTTGCTGCTGCTTGAATCTGAGGATTCATAGTTTGTGAGGGAGACATGACAAACAAATCTTGCTGTCTTGCAGGGACCCATGCACCATTTGGATAACCATTGATGTCATCGATTTCTGTAATACCAGCGGGATCAACACAAAGGAAGAACGCACTTCCAGCGGCCATCCCCTCAATCAATGCCTCGGTATAAGATTCAAGAGTAGCAATATCACCAATCATATCTTCACAATGGGATCGACCATAGTTTTCTCCTGCGATCTCACTCCATCGAAGAGGGATGAAAGGACAAACAGTAAACTCTCCGGTCTCAAAGATTTCGTCGTTCTTTTCTTTTCGAACTTTCCAGACCTTATCCTCTTTAATCAGGTGATTGTAAACCGTATCATACCCTGCTCTTCCTTGATGTCCAAGGCCCTGAGCAAAGTGTCCTACAGATTCTTCATCTTCCGGAACAAACTCTAGAAAAATAAGTTCGATTATGTCCCCGTTCACATCACGCTTAACTACATACTGATCGAGTCTAATAGTTCTGAAGGAATAATCATCCTCCATTACCATGAGAACATCCCCACAAACAATTAAATGCTGAAGTGCCTGAAAGATTATCTCTCTAAGATTCTTAGATGACAGCTTTCTATGGACCTGATAGCTTAGGGAGTCAAGATAATTCCATACCTCGACCGACATTTCGGTTCCCATCTTAGATGAGAAGGAGAAGAAAGGCGCATCATTTAGCGGAAGCATCGCAGCCAATATCCGGCTTGCCATGCTTGTCACTCCTCTAGCTGAAACAGATGAGAAGGTCTGGTCAACCTGATCCTGCTCTGTCGAACCTCTAGGAGGAAGGAGAGCGGGGATTGTAAGGGAGGATGCGTATCTAGCTCTCTGAAGTTTAGCCTCTCGATTGGTGTCCATTTCTCGAAACCTATCTGCGATAGTATCTTCAGGTCTTTTAGCCATTATCAGCTCCTATTAATAGATGCCCACTCTTGATGCTTTGCAGTACCGGGTGAGTAGGGATTCTTTTTCGGTTCTTCTTTCTTTACTTCAACCTTTTTATCTTCAACCTTTTTATCTTCGGTCTTTTTGGTAGTCTTCTTCTTACCTAACATGATTATGCTCCTCTTCCTGTACCGGGTTTCTTCGTTCGTTTCTTCTTATCCATAGGCCGAGCCTCTGCTCCCCCACCGGGTCGAGTCTCTGCTCCGTACCGTTGGTCAACGCCCATGATATCCTGCTGCTGTTTAAGATCTGCTGTGGTCTGAGCTTCTGACTCCTGACCAACCATCTCTTCACGCTTCTCACGAGCCGCGAGAGCTTCTGCTTCGTCCATTGCTTTCTTACTGGCGGCTGCTTCGTCAGCTTCCTGCTGCCTACGTGCGTCTTCCAAAGCATTTAGCCTTGCTTCTCTACGTTGGCGAGCCGCTTCAGCTCTTTCCTCAGCTCGACGAGCCGCTAATTCGGCTTCGGATGGGCCTTGATAGCCTGCTCCTGCGCCTTTACTTGAACTACCCATTGCTATCTCCTTGTCTCTTATATAAGGGATCTAGAGTTTCTCCTGAAACTTGTGATTTAAGAATTCCCCTTAACTTAGAAATTACCTCTCTCTGACCTCCCCGAAAAGCCCAAGCTTCCCGGGTTAGGTCAGGAGAGTATTCGTATTTTGGATACATTTCCTCAAGAATTTCCAGAATCTTTGGATCGATTCTTGGCCATTGCTTTCTTTTCATATGCCTCCAATTCCTTTCTCAATCGAAACACTTCCTTCATTGCAAGCCGTTCTCGTTGAGTCATTGGAAGCGTCTTTTCATACTCAAACTCCATTCGTTCAAGGGAGTTAATGTTATTCATATTTAGATTATTCATATGTCTACAATCTCACACTGACCTGCTACGCAAGCCGCAGTCTGAGCTCCTTTTGTATTGTCTTCGAGTTCCCATGCCTTAAGTCCATCCCAACTATCCAACGTGGGAAGACTATGGACCATGTTAGAATAAGAATCCTCATCTATTTCTTCATAGGGAGCTTGTTCATAGGTATGTTCTGAATAAGGGAGGAAAGATATTCCACTCATTAAATCAAAGTTTTCCCATACAAACTGACCTACCTCCATCCACTCATCGTCTTTAATGGAGATGGTAATAGAGGGCTTATGCTCACACCAATACAACTGATATCTTTTCCAGATCTTAAGATGATCAATCGCAGACAGTTCTTCCCTCATTACTGAGGAAGTAGGAGCTGCTTGAGGAAAGGAGAATACAACAACATTTTCGGGCTGATAATTACACTTCTCATGCGGGAAACCATGAGCCATCATGTACTTGGTCATGGGGTCCTTTATATCTCCGCGTACCCGTCGAATATAGTATTCACTATGTCGAGGGTGAATGCCCGAAGCTGAGTCCACAAGCTGGGACACAGTACCACTAGGCTTTACGCATGTAATAGCCTTTGATCTATTGATGCCAAGCTTATCAGCATACTTCTCATTGGTAGTAATAGCTACTTTCTTGAGGCTGGAAAGTAATTCAGGATCTGCCGAAGCTGTTAGCCGGTTGTCCATAATACCAGTTAAACTTACTCCAAGTAACGCTTCTTCCCTACAGTTCTTTTCGAAGGTAGGGTTGATGTGTCGGAAGTTAGTTAAAGAAGCTTGGAAAGTACCGAGAATAGTAGCAAGACGTACCTTATTTGCTAAGGCATCCGTTTTATCGTCCTCGCGAATAACTACTTCAGTTAAGTTACAGAACTCCATGTCCCTAAGAATAATCTCAGAGCAGGGATTAGTACCAAACTTATGGTGAGGGGATCTCCTACCATTCTTAGTGATCACAGTGCGACAAGCATCTCGATTAAAGATACCACGCTCACCTGATTTAGAATTGTATAGAGATACCCACTCTTCCATGAACTGTCCCATTGAAGGCTTGCCCTCGTAGACAGCCGAGTTATTTGCTTGGGATCGGAATGATTTATCACGCCACCACTCACCAGTCTTAGCGACACGAAGGTCAGCGTCGTTAAGATCGGATAAGGAAATCAAAGCTGATCGCCTTACACCACCCACCTCAACACAAGAACCAATTTTACATACAATATCGTGTACTTCAATCGGCTTTAACTGTCTTCCCTCTGCGGAAACAAACGTTTCTACAGTAAAGTTAAACAGTTTCTTCAAAGGCTCGGGACCACTAGCTCTTCCGCCAAAGGTCATAAGCCGTGAGCCCATTGGCCTAATCTTAGAGTAATCTATGGATGGGTTCTCACCCTTCCACAAACTTTCAAGAAGTTGTCGGAATGCCTTCGCCCACCCAAGTTTCGAATCTCCTACTACAATAGTAGTGTCGACATCTTCAATATAGGGAGGTACAGCTGGTAGCTGATCTACATCTTCCTTCTCAACACTATAGCCAACACCGGTTCCATTCATCAGAATGTAAAGAACCTCATCAAAGGCTTGCGGCCTGTTGATTGCGAGGTAGCTACAGTTGTAGGCACAAATGTTATCCAACTCTACAGGTTCTCCAGCCGTCATCAACAGACGCATACTAGGCATGACATCGTGATTGAAGATAGCTTCATAAAGTTCCTCAGCAAGGTTGTCTTCTAATTTATACGAAGTATTCTCGCTAAGATGTTTACGCATAAAGGACATAAACCGAGTGACGGTTTCATCCCATGTCTCTCGACGGAGATCATCATCCTTCCATCGTGCGTAACGAGACAAGCTAATAAATTGTCTATATAAATCCATTATACCCTACTTCTTTTTTAATCCAATGATTTGAAACCAGCATTTCTTAGCTAATCCTACAACACATTCGATTTCTTTAGCTTCAATCTCAAGAATCCTATTGTTCTCGATTTCCATTGTAACTCCGTCAATCTCAAAAGTATTTGTTCCGCCATAGCTCCAGTTCCAATTTCCTTTTTGGTTTGTGGCTATGCCAACACGCACCCAGATAGCGTCCTGCTTTTCGCTGAACGTTAACGTTCGGCTTCCTGTTGATGAGGGTTCAGCTGCTTCATAACAATCGTCACTGGCTTTAGTATATTTTTCATAAGCCATCAGGTGCTCCATCTTTCGCCAGATTCAAGACCTACGATGTCGCCACATTTTGTAGTGGCATCAATAATTTCTTTAACTTCAATCGGAAGAAGCGTACCTGTAGGAACGCCTTTAAACGTGACCGCAGTATCGTCCTTTGCAAGCTTGACATGGAGGTCTCCGGTTGATCCGCCAGTACCGCTGCTGTCACTGCCGATCCACAATCCGTCATGCTCAGCTGTAATTGATCCCGTGCCAAGTTCTGTTGCACTTCTATACTTATCGTATGCCATTATTTAAAACTCCTGTATGATTTAATTTCAGGTTTGTAATTATTAACGAGACTCTCATAGAATTCCCAAGGCAGCTCACCGCTGCCCCATATCCCGAGGGTCCCTAAGATTTGTCTACTGATAGATACACAATCTGGGGAAGGCTTAGGGATATGTTTTCCGCCCCTACTGTGCCTGACAATTCCCCAGAACAAGGTCTTAAAGACGTTGATACGGAACCCTTCGCTTACTGCTCGGATTTTATCCCAATCAACAACACTCCTAGGGACTTTAAACGTCAATTCCTTAGCCTTTTCATAGCCACCCCCATCTTTATCCCCTAGGTACAGCTCATCACACATCCAATGACTAGGAATATGAGCATCTATATTGTGAATAAGCCCATCAATATAGACTTGACAGTGTTGAACAGGGCTTCCAGCCCAGCAGTATACCCAACGTAGACAGTTCAGGTCCTTGGTTAGGTAGAATCTTACAACAACATCAACCATCTCCTCGGTTGTCTTATCCTCTTGTATATTCTCGGGGTATTCTCTATAGACCCGATTTAAGGGCTTTGGGCGTGGATGTCTTCGCTTACTTGTGGATTGAGGTCTGGAACCCATAGCTTAACTTCCTCCTTTTTCTTGTTAAATTCACCATCTCGCAGGATTCTGACGCAAATTGCTTGGGAAAGAGCATACTCATCTCCATCCATCCGGTCAATTTCATCTATCCTTTTGTGCTCAGGGCGTGGATTCTCTCGAAATAGTTCTCCAACTACCTGATCCCACTCCTCCCGGGGCGTGTTCTCTAAAAGTTTCTCCGCTTTCCTTGGTCCCCAGTTCCATACCCCAAAGATATTATCTGTTAAGTCTCCTGATATCCACTGTTTATAGAGATTGAGGTCCGCCTTTTCCTCACTGACATAGTGAGGGGCTTCTTCTTTCTCGGGATTCCAGTGCCATCCGGGACAGCATTGAAGATCCTTATCAATCGTAACTGCGGTTGCTAGGCCAGCAGAAGCCATCATTCCTAGGATATCGTCGGCTTCGATCCTCGGCCTACGAACTGTGGTACACCTATCCTCCACTATTTCGATGGCGTAGCTTAAGCACTCAGGCTCTGGTCTACCGGCCCTATTGACTTTATACAGGGGGAAATAGTCACGGCGAAAATTGTCTTCACGTTTACACGAGAAAGCAACCATGTACTTACTATGCCCCGCACTCCAGTTGTCAATATCTTGGTGTAGCCTAGGTTCAAGCATATCAATGCCCTCCCCATCGGCCCACCAAGCAGCTCGGTGAACTAGAATGTCTCCATCCAGTACTGCTAAATCAGGCTTCTTCATCTTCTTCATCCTCATCTTCAAAGCTTATCATAAAATCAATATCTATTCTAGGGGTTCCGCCTTCATCCATTTGATCTTCAAGGGCATCAAGTTGTTCGGGAGTAAAGTCTCTTCCCGTCAGTTTCCTTAGAATGTATTCTAAAACTTCCGTAGGATCTGGAATAGTCCCATCTCTTTTAGCCACACAGAGAGGACAATTACACCCTTCTGCTAAGCAATCACCAAAGTTAGGATGGTGTACGCTTAGCCAAGTCTGAACTCTTTCTTTGACCAACTTCTCAAGGTCCTTCTTTTTCCCATCATTAATGACAAAGACATCGAAGACCTCATCGAAGTGGGACTCGAATCCGGTTGAGTCTATGATTCTACTCATGTGCTCGGACTCATGCTCCCTCCAATCCGCCGTCTGGTCTGGGAGCTTATCTCCTCTAGTGACAAATACTAGAACTGCATCCACAGCCTTACCAAATTTACATTCATTAGGGTATCGACAGTCATCAAAGATTACAACTCTTTCCCAATGCTTTCTATTGTTTGAAATATCGAGAGCCTCTTCCTTGGAAACCTCTGACAATCTTTCCGCAGCTTTACGGACAAAGTATTCAGGGTCCTCCGTTCGTTTCATCCGACCAAAGTCTTGGCAGAATCTACGAAAAGAGTCGTGGTTCTCTTCTTTATTAAGACCTACGCTTTCAGCTTCGGTCTTAATAGGGGCAGCGAAGTTGTCTATAACGGGAATGTATCCTCGTCTAAACACCTCCTCTGCAATTAGGGAAGCAAGGTAGGATTTTCCTGACTTTGCTTGTCCTGATAATATAATTACTTGCATAGTAACCTCATTCGTACAAAATTGTTAATCCTAGCATAGTTGCTAGACGGTGCTCAATGATAGCACCTTCGGATTTTTCCCAGCCCGTAAGCATATACACAGCGTCACACCCACATAAAGCATTGAGGTCTCTCCTCATTACAGACTTAAGACCTTCCTTTGACAGAAGCTCTCCATCTGTGAGGTTAAGTTCTTTATCTTGCTTAGCTGGATTATATGGAATAAAGTAAGAAAGCTTTGAAAGTTTCTTTTCAGCTTTGTTAAATGCCTTTCGGTTAAAGTCTTCGATCCCACGCATAGGACCGGCGATATAAACTCTTAACTTATATGTAGTTTTAGTGGCACTCACTCCAGTTTTCTCCAATTTTAAATTCTCCATCTAATCTCATTCGACAGCCGAGACGTTCTCCAGCTTCAGTGATAGAAGTAACTCCAAGTTTACCGACTTGTTCGGCTACACTTGGATCGCATTCTAACTGCCACTCATCGTGAACAGTTGCCATGAACTTAGCTTTATCCGCTAGTCCATTTCCCTTAATCTTTTCGTTAAGGATACACTGAGCTAGTTTCATCACGATTGCACCATCGCCTTGAATCTGAGTATTCAAAGCCTTATGTGCGGATCGAACAGGTACGGATCGACCGTCGAGTAGGGTAACAGATTTACGAGTATCCGCAGATACTCTTGCTCTGTCCATTACTTTCTTTAGAGCAGGCAGCTCAGCCAAGAACTTCTTCTTAAGCTTAGCTCCTACGCTTTCACCCTTACCCACAATCTCTCCAATCTTCTTATTACCGGCTCCGTATATGAAGCCGTAGAAGAAGGTTTTTGCTTGGTCACGAGTCGAAAGACCCGCAGCCTCTTGGTTTGTTGTATGGATATCTCCATTAAGGATAACATCAGCATAAGCACCGTCATCAAACTCAGCCATTCGGCTAGCTAACAACCTTGCTTCCAATCCCGAAGCATCGATTCCCACCTGTACCCAGCCATCACGAGGAATAAATAAAGCTCGTGCTCTAGGATCTCCCGATACCTGTTGGAGGTTCGGTTGAGATGCGGTCATGCGTCCGGTCACAGTACCCTGAGGATTCAAGCTACCGTGTATGCGTCCGTCCCTACTATGAGAAGCCCTTGCAACCCAATCAGAAACCTGACTTATTAACTTCGTTGTATCGAAATAAGTACAGAGTTCTTTTGCTTCGGGAAAATCAAGCGACTTTAAGACAGAGGCATCTATGTTGTAGTTGCCTTTGTCTGTTAGAGGTGGAGACCAACCATACTTGCTGTTTAATCTATCCCCAATTTGCTGTCGGGATCCGGGATTAAAGACTTCTACTTTATCCTTTAATCTCTTTCCCGTCTTTTCGGAAATACGAACATGGATTTTATCGGGGAAGATTTCCCTCATGTTATCCTCAACACTTGCTTTCTCATACATGAGTTGTTTCTCAAGTTGTTGGGCTGCTGTTAAGTTAAATCCAAATCCATTCTCAATTTGATCAGCAATAATCTTAGTGACCATGTGCTCAAGACGTACAGGCTTTTCGTTCTTTCGAAGAAAGTCCTGCTGGTATCTGAATATCTTCTCAGATACGTGGACATCTTGAATACAATAGTCTTCCATTTCTTGGTTCCATTCTTCCCAACCACCAGTGTAGTCGGACTTATACTCTCCGAGATACTCACCCCATGCTCTGAGAGAGTTACCTCCAAGAGGGTGATCACTCTTATCGGGGAACATCATCCTCGATATAATGAGCGTATCGAATGCTTTAGTTGGAATACGATGAGTACTCCGCTCCAAAATAGGAATGTCATACAGCATAATATTATGGCCGATGATAAGATCAGCACCGCATAAACTGCGGACACCATCCATAATAGTATCTTCTCTATACACATCAACGGAACCTGTATCAATGTCTTTAGTAACCAAGACATGGATGCGGTCAGCTTCTGTGTGAGGGTTTCCTTTACGGTCAAGTACCAGTTCATTTAACCCATTAGCCTCCAAATCAAATATCAGTCTCGACATACGGACCTCCAAACGTAATGTTGCCATCGGGGTCAACCACAAACTCAACTTCATACATGCGTCCACTAAGCTGGTCATATCGAAGAGCCGTGGCTACTCCAACATTACCGGTAAACCTATTCTTCAATACACGAAGAACAGAGGTATGAGCAATCTCAGGGTCGGGGGATTGTCGGTCTCTCTCAAGAGCGACAACAAGATTAGGAACTGAAGCTAAGGAGCCAGAACCTCTTAGGTCCTGTAGTCCAATGCGTCCGCCCTCTTCGTATTGCCTACCCTGAGTCTTTCTCAACTGGGAAATAACATCAATATGAACGCCTGTTCTTTCGACTAACTGTCGAAGGCTCTTCATAAGATCGTCAATGACCAATCTTTCCCCGCCGTACTGATCCTGATTATAGGAATCCATCATAGCAATTACTGCTGCTGTAATATGATCAAGGATAATAACCTTACATCCTAAAGATACAGCCATGTATTCAATACGTGACAACAGATTCTTGTAGTTATGACAGCCGTGGCTATCGTAGATGAATAGGTCTGTATCGGAGATTTCTTTCCGTGCTGACTGGTACTCATCTTCTGAGAGCTCTGCAAATCCAGCAGATAAACAACTCTTCTTGCCCAACTGCTTACGGAGGTTGTCCAAAGCAGTCATAGCTTTAATCTTTCTAATTGGTTTATTAATTCTTAAGGAGATTAAATCATCCAGAGTTTCTTCTGGTGCTTCCTCAAGCATAAGCATGCCAACAGTTCTATTATTTTCTAGATGGTGGTTAACAAGCTCACGAACAAGGGTTGACTTGCCTGAGCCTGTGCCGCTGGTCCACATCACAATCTCACCACCCCGTTGACCGATAAGAAAGTCAGTCAAGTTAGCGAATGGGTAGTCCCAAACTTCATGAGTAATGGTGGGGCTAATTGTCCCTGAGATTTCAGAGGCGTGTAGGATACCATCTGGTTTGTATGTCTGTGCTTCCCAGAACGCTTTGATGAGGGATGCCCCATCGTTGTTCATCAAGCACTCGTTAGGGTCTTTGTATGGAAGGCCCTTCACAATCTTTACCTTACCGGGCGGGAGGATTTCAGCACACTTATTAGCAGCATCAATACCAGCATCATCAGCATCAAACATAAGGATTACCTCGTCATATGAGTTGAGGAATTCATAGTTATCTCTAAATGATTTAGGTCCGGATGCCACCCCATTAGGTAGACTTACTACCGGGTACTTCTTATTAAGAACTTGGGACATGGTAAGACAATCAATCTCACCTTCAGTCACAAGAATTCTTCTACCTTTACTGTTACTCCACAGGTTCTGACCAAACATGGGGAGCTTGGTGGTGTCACCCTTCCAAGCAAACTTCTTATCCTTGCCTCGGATGTGTTGAGCCTGAAGGCTACCATCCTCAGCATAATAGTTTGCTACCTCATATACTTCGTCCCCACCCCGGACGTAACGGTAGTTATATAATCTACACACATCGTCCTGAATTCTTCGGTGGGGAAGATCACAAATCAAGCCCTTCCAAGGTGTCCAATCACCTGTAATCTTTGGCTCGTGCTTAGTAGTACCATCACCTTTCTCGTGGTACTCACAAGCGAAACAGTAACCATGTCCGTCTGAGTATCGAGCAAGGTTATCACCAGTTCGGTCATTACCCTTCTCTCTACACTTGGGACAAGGCTCTTTTCCAATACAATAACTATCATCTGTAGTGTTCATAGTACAGTTTCCTTGTTAGCTATTTGATTTTATTCACTTTTACAACAAAGTATCCCTCTTCGCCGGGATCCGTCCACGACTTTTCAGCGTGGACAACAATGACCTGTTTATCATCAACCCAAAGTTTGCCGTTTAGACAATCAAAAATAGCTTTTAAGTAGTTGTCGATATCCGCCTTTGGATAATCGAGCTTAGTTCTTTTAGGTTTAGTTACATATACGAATACCTCAGTCCGGAGGTTATCCTCTAAAGGAACCCACTCCGGACCGAGAGTATCCGCGACGGTCTTCGCAGCATCAATCTTAAATTTCTTATAGGGTCCTGTATAATAAGCACCCCATTTAGAAACTCTTGGCCGACTAGCGGCTATTGGATTGACTTTGAAGACAAACTCCGACATCAGAATGGAAGGTCTTCAAGGTCTTCGTCAGGGAGATTGGCAGCCACGGGTGCGGACGTACCTAAATCCTCATCACGGAACCCTTCAGTCTTCTCAAAGCCTGAGGTCATTCCTGATGTGTCGGTCTTCTCGATGATCTGAACACCTTCAAGATAGAAGGAGACAGACTCGTCTCGACCGAGGACACATGGAGTAACCTTCACACGACAAATGTCTCCGCCAAACGGCAGGGCTCTTGTCGGCTTGGCCTCAGCATCGACACAGGGGAATGTCTGCATGCCTTCCTTTGCCTTGAGTACGTTCTTAAACTTAACGGTCTTGACTCCTTCTTTGTTTTCGCCCATACCATTGATCTTCTTTCCGCCCATCTCCTTCATTGTGTTGGTGAGGGTAGCCAGAAGCTCATCGTCCAACTGGACGGTCAAGCTATGGTGTGGGTTACCGAACTTAACGTCAGGCTTGTGCAAATGTGACCAAGTGACGCTTACGTCTCCAGTGAATAGAGACTTACCATATTTATTATCCATTACTTTTTTCTCCTTTGTTAATGTAATGAGTATGGATTGTATCCATAGACCCGATATTACGTCGCGTCTACTTCTTCCTTACTTTCTTCCTTGTCTTCAGGTGCAGGCTCGGGTTTAGTGGCTTGAATATTATTAATAGCCATTTCAATATCCCCAGCAATAGCCCTAAGCATGATCTGAATGTTATCTAGAAAAGTCAAGACTTGTGGAGCAGAGATTCCCTGATCAGTATAGTCCTTAAACTTTTCATTTACTTGAAACTTTTGTTTTTCTTCTGTCATTTAAAATTTCCTTTGTAATAAGGTTCGCCTTTAGCACAAGGCATAATTTCGTGGTACGGTATCCCATCAAGGATCACACCACAACTCAGTACTGGTTTCTTTAGAAACTTAGAACCATAGCTCATAGCAGGATTGTCAATATCTACACCACAACCTACGTCCATTCCAAAGATACGTCCGTTAGGACCACACAACCACTTTGTCCCAGCATTAGAATGGTGGTGGCCAATAACCGTAGAAATCATTTGACTTCTACTTGCGTTGAAGGCAGTGTTCATGCCACTAACTCCCTCGCCATGATAGTAAAGAACATCGTCAATCTCCAGACTATGGACCCACCTCCACTTAGGAGTATTCCAGACATCGGCATAGTCGCGGATAAACTGAGAGGGAATGTTTACAGTAGATGCTAGCCTATATACTCGCATGTCATGGTTACCGATAGTAACCGAGGCTTTGGGGAAAGCTTTATTCCACTTCTGTACTCCTTCTAATGCCATGTTATATTCTGTATTGACATCTGAACTATCGATATCTTTCGCGTGGAAAGATATGTTATGGTGATCTACAATATCCCCTAGGAATACTACGGTATCGCAGTCCCATAGGTCATACACATCTAGACAAAAATCTAGATAGCCGGGATGGGTAGCAGGCTCATGCAAATCACCTATCGCAAGAACCCTAGCCATCGCTTACCTCCTTTGAAGCAAACCTACGCTTAGCATCTGCTTTCCACTGTGCTGCTAGCGGGGGAAGATCTCTCCTCTCTTTCGTGTTTGGGATAGGCGAAGCACTTACGTACTCCCCATGCTTATCACAAACATGATCCCACTTTTCATAGTAGGCTTCAATCGGTTCGTGGATGTTCACATTCCCCTTCACTGCATCCTTCTGGGCAGTTGTCAGCCATGTGTCCGAGTCCACACTCCGGGTCGGACATATCACTTCGTGTGTCTTGTCCGTCCCCGCTACTCCCTTGAACGTTTTCGTCATTACTTCCATCTTGAATCTCCTTTAAAAATTCTTCTTTAAACTTTTCGGCATCCCAGTTAAGCTTCTTGAGTGTACTCCACCAAGAGTGTGGGACTTTGCCTCTTTCTACATCATGTCTAACCCCCATCTCAATCTCCAAGGCTCTGCCCATTTCACAAAACTCTTCGATTCTTGCTAAAGCTCCCTTAAGTTGCGGGTTCATTCCTGCTGTAAGGTTGTTATCCATCATCTTCAAATTCTCCTGATTCCTTGAGTTCATTGAACTCTTCTTGAGTTATCTTTCCAAAGGCTAGATCCCAACGGGCTCTTGATTCCTTTGGATTTAAATTACTTTTAACAGGGCGAGAACCTTCTGTTCCTGTGATGGGAGCGGACCCATCAAGGTTGGTTATGTTCTTCGCCATTTCTTTCCTAGCTTTCTTGCTGTATATTCTATTGTTAATTCTATCTTTATTAAACTTAGTCACTATATACTCCTGTGTCCGGCTCATCTATCCAGTCTTCATCGTCTAGATAGGTCCAGCCACTGTGTTCGGGGGTATCGTCACCATCATCCTCATCAGAAATGAGATCACTCCAATTCTCGGGGTCGATCATACCGGTAAAGCTCCTTAATCATTTGCTTAGGAATTTTATTTATCATACCGCATTCCTCAGGACCTATGCTATCGGTAACGGAGATAAACTCCTCATTACTATATAACACATAGCCCAAAGTTCTCATTAGCGGTGGTCTTTTTGCCGCCTCCTCCATCCCCTCTTCGATGTTTGTCCATCCAGAATCTCCACATGCCTCAGCATCTAACCAAACTACCTCAACGATAATATGATTAACTAAAGAAGTATTCGGAGTCGAGGACACAGGCGGGGTCAAGTCCTCCGGCTGGATTGGGGATTGGCGGAGCGACGATGCCGAGGTACTCCTCGACATCCTGCTTGAACGTTTCAAGTACATTCTCCTTATGTATTTCAATGAACGCTTGACGTAAACATTCATTCATGATGTCCACATCAGGTGCATGTACACCATAGGAGTCATGAATCATGGAAAATGAATCAACGTTCTTTTGTAGTAATCTAATAAGAGTTAAGAACATATGGGCAGCATCTAAACTGTGAATAAAGTTCGGAGCAATCCCAAGCTCCTGTCCGTTTGCGTTAACACCATCGTAATAGTTTGCAAAGACCAGTTCAAATTTCTTTTGATTAAACAACTCGGTGTAAGACCGGCGTTGTCTAATAGGCTGATACACATGTTCGACAATAAATCCTGAGGGAGTAGTCCAGATTAAATGTTTCTCTGATAGGTTGGCCACTGAAGCTACTTCCTTTAACCAATCCTTTCCTTTGTTAGGCATATCTAGAGTCATGCCTAGTCCCTGCTGGACAGCTCTTGCCATCTCGACTACAGCACCACCTCTATCATCACGAGGAACCCAATCAAGGTGTCCCTCCAATTTAAGATACTTCTGAATACCGTAGAAGGTTAGGCCATAAGCATCACACATTGTAGGTCTCTTGACTACAGCACGTTCAATGCCTTCTTGCCAGTGATCCATAAATGTAACAAACCAATCAAGATCATCTTCGTTCTTAGCGATGATGTCAGTGGTTTGCTGAGCTACAAATCCATAGAGATCTTGAGGAGAGTGGCTTCCAATAACATTAGTAAGTTCCGCTACAGTCTCATCCCCCATAATAACTGACCAGTGTTGGGATCCGTTACAAGCCCCATCGAGTTGGACAGGAAGTTGAGTAAGCCCATCCTTTCTGGCTAGCTCAAAGCACGCTGCCAATCTCTGGAAGGAAGGGTTCTTCTTTTCTTTATCGGAAACCCACTCCTTATTATCATAAGGGTTTTCAGCAATACGCATAAGCATGGGCATATTCTCATCAACCCATGCCACCCTTTCATCATAAGGAAGTTTATCTTGATCAAAGAGATTAGCCGTGTGAACCTTAAGCCAATACAATCCCCTTGGGGTTTGCTTCTTAGCATTCGCAAACAACAGAAGCCCTCGATCAAAGTCCGCACCTTGTGGGGATAGAAGTTCGCATGCTGTATATGCTCTTCCTCTAAAGTCTAGGCTGTACGGGTGGTAGAACCATCCATGCGGGATAAGTTGATTAGCTAGATGCATTCTAACTAACATACGCCCCCGCTTTTGCTCATCCCTATACCATTTACCCCACTTCTCTTCACGCTCAGCCATCCACCGACCCTGCTCAACCTTACTACCCTCTTGAGGATACTTCCTCATGGAGAATCCTTCAAAGTCGTAGGTCGGGAGATTAGCTAAAGCTGTGTTGCCTTCAAAGAAGTCCTCCATTACTCGGAGGACCGGTTCATTGATTGACCACTCAGTTTGTTGAAGAGAGTTCAGACCCTTTAGTACTAGCTCTGAGCAGTGCTGTGTGATCTTATCCTCTTCGACCCTACTATTGTTTACGTATCGTTTAACTGTAGGTTTTCTAATCCACCGTAAGTAATTACCTCCGGGTTCTTCTGGAAGGTGGTCCAAAGGAGGAGCAATCATTGGTCGATATATGAGAGAAGAGAGTTCTAGAAGGTGGTGCTTAGTGTGCAGCTCCTCCAAAATCTTATCATTTAATCGGACATATATATGCTCCTTTGTTTTGCACCGTGAGTTTGGTTTTATTCTAACCTTGTCCGCCACTAAGATATCAGATAGCAGTGCTATCCTAAGCATAGCATGTCCGAAGTCTTGCTTTCCTTTCCTAGGTAATTGAGGAATGTTTCCTAACTTTTTAGTAAAGGCTAAGCATCTCTTGGGTGACCAGTTCTTAGTAAACTTAGACTGTCTTTTCCAATCATCTCTAAATTGTTCTTTGCTTGCTTGATACGAGACAATATTAATAACATCATCTGCAATACAAGAAGCAATAGTTTGTGCTCTTGGTTCCTTCCTAAAGGAAGAAGCCACCCCACCAGAAGCAGATCCTTCTAGTGTTAATCTAAGAACATTTCTAATAACAATATCTGCTGCTTTGAATGACCCAATACTGAGTAGAGGAATCAACCAGCTCGGAGTCCTAGGTCTCTTAGCAGCCTCGTCAATCCAAACTTGGAAGAGAGGCTGTAAGTGTATAACACTAGCATCTAACAGTTGTTGTTCAGGTTCACTCTCATCTGGAGCTCTATTAAAATCACTCCAATATTTATTAATGCCCATAGAAAGGAGATCTTCTTCCCAAACAACCTGAAGATTTTTTCTATCATCACGTTCTTGCTGGGGAATACTATTCCATTTGTACATAATCATCTCCTTGTTATTCATTCTGAGGTGTATGGATTGCATCCATAGACCCGATATAAGGGCGTTGGCATAACTCCTGTACTATCAGTCGTTTAAATCCTCCGCCTTCATGTTGTTAGTCATCTTTTCTTGAAGAGCCCTATCAGTTTCTTCAGTCTTTTCTTCTTGAGTTATCTTTCCGAAGGCTGATTCCCACCCCTTCTCCCACTTATCAGGGTCCACCTTACGATAAGTATCTCCTTTACCTGCCATCATGACTCCTCCTTATCTTTATCCTGCCTATATGGCAGTGCTTTGTTTAATGCCTCCCGTCTCTTTCGACAAGGCTCGCACTCTGATACCTTTCCTCTAGTAATTTTTTTAATAACCTTAGACACAGTATCTCCAAGTCCTTTAGATTTTTCTTCTTCTTTCATGCTATCTCCTTAATAGGCTGGGCCGGATTTGAACCGGCGACCGAACGATTATGAGTCGTGTGCTCTGACCGCTGAGCTACCAGCCCAGCTGGATACAACCCGCAGTATCATGTATGTGATCAAGCACTTCGTGTATCCAATGTGTTGACAACCTACACCTTGCATATGCGGGTATCTCTGGGGTATAGTATAGCAGGATACCTAACTAGTCAACACAAATAGCTCCGGTGGGATTCGAACCCACACTGTATGGATTTTAAGTCCACTGCCTCTGCCTGTTGGGCTACGGAGCCATTGACTCTGGACACAAGCCACTGTGTCTCCGATTGAAACGCTGTTACCTCCGTTAGAAGGCAGGGTCTTATCCCTTGAGTAACCGTGCGACAATCACTACCGTAATGAATCTTACATCATCTTCACCTATCTTGCCTTTACATATGTACCATCGGAGGGTACGACAATCAAGGTCACCAAAGGCTTTGTACTCGGCAGAGTCTTTGTTAGGATACAGAAAGGGGAAGCTCGCTCGCGTTCTGCTTACCTTCTGGATCCGCTGATCCTCTCTGTACCCTAACATACACTTCCGGCTGGACTCGAACCAGCGACCTACGGTTTAGAAGACCGTTGCTCTATCCAACTGAGCTACGGAAGTCTGGTTCCTTTATTCTTTAGGTAAAGATCTGTCCACACATCTAGCCTACCTTTAATGAGTAGGTAGGGAGAAACTTCTGCTGGTATCCCTTCTGTTATAGCAACAGCTGCGGTATAGCAAGCAGCGTTAGGGTACAGTATCTTACCTGTATCGTGAATCTTATTAGTATACTCCTTAATCTTTGCCCAAAGAGAGTTATTATCTTCGAACAAGAAGCCATCTAGTGTATCGAAATGCGGGTCAGGCTCGCCTTTATGAAAAGCTGAGCCCCATCCGGGGATAACTAGACCATGTTTATAGTACACTGTAGGATCAAAGTCTCCTATCTTAGATAGAAACTTAACTGTTTGTACAGTAGGCCCATGCCTACCACCAAGAGTAAGTAACGCAGCCGCAATAGAAGATATGTAATCCTTTTCTACTAAAGCACACTGGCCCACAAGCAGGGAGCTAAAGTTCTCCCTGCTTGCGAGCTCGGCGTGTACATTCATAAGCTCATCAATGAGCCTACTCATGACGCTGCCAGTGCTGCCTTGAATACTTGCTTCTTCTTCGTCTCACTCTTACCCCAAAGGTTAGAGTGCAAACGATTCTCAGCTTTCTTCTCAGGCGTGCCGTTGTACCGAGTCTTGTGGTCCATCCAATTTGTTACCGCATTGAATGCATTCCACATATTAGTCCCAGCAACTTGGCGTTCGTTGTCAAAGGTTTCTGCCCATGTAGACAGGGTAACCTTTGCCTTCTTCTTAGCTCTCTCTTCTTCTTTGTTCTCAGGATTCATAGGAATTTCTTCAACAAGATCCTGATAGATCTCAGTCCAGAACTTCTGAACGCTTTCGGTCGTGACCTGTCGGTAGTTAAGTACGCTAACAGCATCCTTGAAGAACTGACCAGTCTCACGGAACATAGCCATAGCTTCCTTCGCTTCCTGAATCTTAACAGCCATGTCTCCGTTGTGGGTAAAGCCAAAGCTCTGCCCTTGCTGGTTCAGTGCCATCGTCAGCGTGTTATTACACACCACACGGACAGACGTAGGCTTAGCAGTAGCACGGAGCTTGCCGTCATGCCCGTTAGTCAGCAGCATGTATCGCTCCACTGTGTCGTTGCCGTTGCCTGTATCGAAGGACTCACCTCGAATCAAGAAGTATACTTGTCCACCATTAAACAGTGAACCGCAAGACTCAACAACAGAGTCTTCTCCGTTAAGGCTGTAAGCAATTTCTGCTAGCTCGTGGTTCTGAAGCGGCTGATACTGTGTACCTACCCACCCAAGAATGTCTCGAGTATCTGATCGCACATTAGCACGATGCTTGTGGTCAATCACGCTGTCCCCATCGGGGAGGTGGACCTGCAAGTAATCGGACTGCTCAACAGTCCAGTCAAGACCTGCCATCTCCAAAGCTTGGCGTGGGTTGTATGCTTTCTCAACCACAGTACCCAGCCCGTGCCATGCCTTCTCTTTGTAGTACATAGCACTATCGTTCTCATACATTTCGTGTGACATTATTTATGTCTCCTTCCATCAGTCCAAATAAGCATCACCAGTGAAGACAACAAGACTCCACATCCTACACCTAACAAACATCCAAGCAAGACGTAAGTATTCTTTACTTCTTGCATACTCATTTTAATCAGTTCGGTTTCCATAGTAAAGTTCCTTTTGTTTGATCAAATCAATATCAGCCGCACAAACAGAAGTAGTTTTGGTTTCTCCTTCAGCAAAGTACTCAACGAGATATATATCCATGTCCCAGTAATCCAAGATGTCCATTACCTTTCCAACGTAGGTATCAGGGCATTCGCTATCAGAATTCTTAATAGCAATCTCATCCCCAATATCTAGAACTGTAAGCTTCTTCATCATACCCATTGTTGTCTCCTTACTCAGGCAACCAGCCTGCGATTTGCATGCCATCTTCACGATAGAACCAGTTAATAGTAACGTCCTTGTCTTCCCAATCCTCACACAGCTTATTGTAGATTCCGTCGGGCGGACACCAAGCTGTGTACATCTCCCAGTATACGGTAGTATCATCTTCTCGATCAAAGTGAATGATGTCTGGCTCCCACTTGGTTCCCCAATTCTGACACCGCCAGTTGTACCAGTCATACTCCTCGCCGTTTTCTCCTATCCACTTCTGATCTACTCCTTCCCCTTCGATTGTATGCTTAGGTTCAGGAAGAATAGAATTAAACAACATAGTAGTATGCTCCATTTGTTTAATCTCTTCGCCACCAAGAGCCATTGTAACTTTCCTTCCTCCCTCAACCGCCCGGAGAAATTCATCTCTTGTTTCTACATCAGGGAAATATACCCTGACCTCATTCAAACACCAATTAGGCATAGCCTAGCTCCTTATTTAATAGGGCTGTTGCAATGCAGCCACGATAGTCTACTGCTTCAGCCAACCTTTCGAAGTAACCTTGAGGATTACTTTCTAAATCACTAAGATGAAGGACACACACAGGAATCTCAGAATGATCTCGCTTAAAGTTAGCGAACATTTTCTCATCATTCCGTATGCTATCCATCACAGCCCCGGGATGTAAGCCGGACCACTTCCTAAGGGAAGCAACCTGCCCCATGAACTCACGCTTTGTATGGATCAAGACACTGGGCTTACCCCAGTTATCATTCATCCATTGCAAACCGTAGCCTCCCACCTTAATGACGGGATTGTCGGGCTCATATCCACGATGAAGATACTCAGGGAGTAACTCATGTTCTACTTCAAAGTACCCATGTCTATTGAACTTAGGATTATGCACAGGGTGACCAAAGCGGTCGCCAATAACGCCGTATCCCCAGATAGAAAGAGTTTGCATTACCAAACTACTACCTGTTCGTCCACTAGAAAGCACAGTTATCATTGTACCACACCTCCTTGTCATCCGCAGTTTCTTTTAGCCACAGAATATACCACAGAATGTCTTCGATATGTGTCCACTGAGTATCATGCTCAGCAAAGAAGGGGCATACCATACCATCTTCAGCCCAGTCATGGATTAGCCCAAGCTCACGCATCTTACTCAGTAGCTCATCACTCAGTTGTACTTTCATGTTCACTTTGATTGCCATTTAATGTCTCCCAAGTTTCTGCCCTTACTTCCCAGTGCCTTGTTTCACTATCCCATGTTTCCCAACCATCCCAATCATAATCAAAGGGACTCTCTTCAAACTTTTCGATAGCTTCTTCAAGACTGTTTGCTTCTACCCATGCACTACAGGTTTCCCATGCAGTGGAGGTAACGTCAATTAGAATCTGATACTCTTTCATTACATGTTCTCCTCTACCCAGTGGGCAATACGCATCTGAACATACTCTTCGAGGTCGTACTCTTCGTACTCAAACTCATCTTCATCCCGGGGGATTCCACAATCTGTGTCAAGCATATCCTGCTGTTCCGATGGGTAGATAATTACTGTTGCATTATCGTAGTCTCCCCATGTTTCTTCATCGCACACAGTTACAATCATATTATCTTTATGTATTTCTTTCCAACTACTCATCGTCTTCTTCCTCCTCATCAAAGTTAAAGCTGTAGTATTCACACAGGTTATCAACGCTTTCTAAATTTCCGCATCCCGCTGGCCAACCACCACATGCATGGTAGAAAGAGCATGCTACACTACGCCAATCAATCACATCGCCATCTCTATCTAGTTCACTCATAGTCTTCATCAGTCCTTTCCAGCCACTCTTTGACTGCATCTTTAAGATCGTCCTTGTATCGCTCACCATATCTATCAATCCAACCCTCAATCAGGGGATCAAGGTCGGACCAAACATCATCAGCAATACTATCAATCACTGCTTCTCCAGCAGCTTCCATTTGGTAGTCACTGGCTTCCGTCTCTTGTTGTACTTCCATGTACCAGTGAGTCCGTGACACATGGGTCGTAGTAATATCAGTAATCTCGTATATAGCACTCATGAATAATCATCCTCTCTACAATAGTCATACTCAACCTCATCCCAGTCGGATACTTCAAGCATATCATAGTTCCACCCATAGGCTTCGAGCAAATCATATGCTTCCCTCCCGGTCATCGCAATCGGAATTTCGTTCTCGTCCTCGTCCATCCATATTCCTTCGATGCAACATGTCCCAAGGTCTGGGTTAATGTCGGTATATGGTGGATTATAGTAATCTCCCCGGTCATACTCAAGAGTACCGTCCATTGAGCCTTCCCCTGTAAGGGACACGCCATCGTCAGTCTCCAAGTCAAAGTAAAACTGTACACTAACTGGTGTATTCATTTGTCACTCCTTAATAGTTGAAATAAAACTACTCAATACTTCTGTTTCACTAGGTTTCCACGCAGAAACTTCTGCATAGATGCCAGAGTAATCCCCTTCGGGGACCTCTCCGTGTTCATCGCAAGGAAATACCATCGTTTCCCAGTGGTCTGTCCCGTCATAATCAAGGTGAGACACAGTGGAAATCAAGAAGTAATCTACTACTACTCGTTCATCGAACTGATTGGTTATAGTTTGAGGGGTGTGGAACTTGAACCACGGTTTGGCTGGACCATACGGGTAGCTCAGCTCCCCCACCTTCTCAAACCCATCGTAACTCTTAAGCATTGGCTTTCACCTTCGGCTTAGTAAGTTTGATGCCACGCTTCTTGCACTCAGCCTTCGCTTCCTTCGAAGTCTCAGGCTTCACGCAAGGATTAAGGGCAATGCCCTTCACTACGGAATCTTTATACTCACTCATCTTCAAACTCTCCATCATCATTAGGAAGTTCCTTCTCCAGCAACCAGTGCTGGCACTCCTTCAGGAAATCTTCGTACTCGTTCAAACCACAGTACTCAAGGTACACGATATCTTCTTCACTAAACATAGTCAAGCCTTCCAGCCACGCCTTGCGGCTTTCTCACATTGCCATTGGAATCCCTCGTCAAACGTGACGCTCACGTTGGCGGGGTCATCCGTTAGTTCACGGATATGCTCGACCGCATCGTTCGCACAGTCGAAACAATCTGAAATCTCACCGTCCACATAGACAGCGACTGACCAAGGAGCCAGCATTTCTACTTTGATACGCATAATGCACATCCTTTCTAGGTTCTGTACCTAAGGGATACCAGAGTCAAGTCTGATATTCCTTGGATGCAGAAAGTTGGGGAGTGATGACCCAGTTCCCCACTGGGAGGCGTCTCCTATTGTCCAGCTGATTTCCTACCTACAGATATCAGCTAACCCGGCACATCGGGAATAAGTTAACACGGGTCCATGTGCAGGACCTGTACCTCTGCCGAGGCGTCGTTCAGTCCACCCCGCTAAAGGTGGAGCAAACTCCATTACAGTCCCTAGGTTGTACAACCGTCACTGCTACGAGTTCTTCTATTGGTGGGCTCTGCCCACCCGCTAGACCTTTGTTACTCTTGGCAGGTCTACGTCCGCCGCACCCAGCCTCCAACAAACCCGTGCTCTGCCGTCTGGGGTAGCCTGTGGATTATCTAAGTGTTGACCCTGCAATCCACAGGTAAGTAGTCGAACACTGCCCCTCTTCTATTGGTGACCTTTGGTCACCTCCGGTCCGCCGAGATGTTTTGCATCCCACCGTCCGCCGAAGTAGGGCGGGGGCTCCTCATCATGAGATGAAGGTATCCCCGTACCCTATGCCCCTTCCCTTAGAAAGACACATACGTCTTTCTATTGGTGGGCTTTGCCCACCTTTGTTGGTTGAACGGCACAGGTATCGAGGCTCCCCCCTAGGGAGGAGCCCCGTAACGCACCCCGTTCAATCAGGAGTACATGTACTCGCTTTCGAGCGAGCGGTTGAGGTCCATCTCTCGCCGGACTGGCGGCAGCGGTACGCTGACCCCCAGCGGAGCTGAGTGGACAAACTCATTGCGTACCTTCTGGATCGCATCGCTTCCATACAGTTCCACGAAGCACTCGTGGATCAGATTTCGCAGTGCGTCCATCTGGTCCGCAGTGGTAGCGAAGCAGTCATGGATGCAGGTAACTGGTCCATCCCAACGGGATACCACAAGGGCAACCAGTGCCGCATCATAGCTATGAACGAAGTTCGGAGCCATGCCACGGACAACTTGGTTGGGGTCAACCTCATCGGCTGCTTCAATACCAAACTGGGTCTTCACCATGTTGCCTTTGGCATCCATGATGCTGATGCGCCGCTTCAGGATAGCGGTTGGCATCACAGCGACAAACCCCGAAGGGGTTGTCCACTGAGGACGAACACCGGCTTCCGCCAACGCTCGTCCTCCAGCCTTGAGGAACTTCATAATGGAGAGTACTCCACTCATCAGCTCCTCACAGCTGGCCCAGATGTCTTCAGCCAAGACTGTAGCCTTGAGGCGGTCGGGCTCAATGCCCTCTTCGATCAACTGATCGATCATCCCCGAGAGGCTAATGCCATAGGGGATGCACATCACGGCTTGCTTGACCTCAGATCGCTTCCGACCGCAGGCTTCAGCGGTGGCAACGTAAGGATCGCAACGCATCCCGTCTTCAGACGGCATCACATTAGTCGCAACGGCGACTGCTTCATCACCTGCCATTGCTGACAAGTGCTGAAGTCCCGAGCAGGTCGCGTCGACCTGAATCGGAGTAGTGATGGGACCATCCCCAACGAGGTCGAGTACCGCAGCCAGTGATGACCAACGGTCCTTGTCGCCGGGGTCGTTGCCCTTCCAGAAGGCAACGGGATCCGCCTGCATTTCGTTGAATCGCTCATCACACCACTTGACACGATCCTCGAAGGATTCCTTGTCAAAGCCAAACTTGTTGGCAGTGTGAATCTTCAGCCAACGCAACGCCTCAGGCGTGCGTTCGCACCCCTCCGCATAGCGGAGAAGCCCTCGGTCAAGGTCCCAACCCTGAGGGTTGAGGATGTCACTGACGTAGTACACACGACCACGGTAGTCACACTTGACACAGAAGTAGAAGGTGGTGTTGAGCAAGGCTTCCGCCTCCTTGAGAGAGGCTTCTGCCCGAAGGACCTTGCCATCAACCGCATCTTTGGATGAGCGGTAACCCTTCAGCCCACGCAAGGCGAGCTTCAGGACCTGCTCATTGACGCAGTACCCTACGGACTGCATCCGATTAGCCATCTCCACCACCATAGGTGAGGCGAGGCTATCGCCATCAACGAGGTTGTACGCCATCCATTTGGACAGGTATCCTCCACCCACACCTGCCTCGTTCCAGTCCTTGGGACGATGCACCATCGGTCGACGAATGGGTCGTGCTAAGGCACGCCCTTCCATGTTCCGGTGAATGCGCCGCCGCCATGAGCGGGTCAGAGACAAGTAGAACTTGGAGTTCTCCTTATCCTTCTGGATGAGTCCAGAATCAACGGCGATCCCCAACACAACCATCCCTACCCGGCGGAGCAAATCTTGTTCGACAACGGACAAGTCCGTGTCGGTCACCTCAAGGAACCGGACCTGAGAGTCACGGCTTGCCCACTTAGCACCACGCTTACGCAGGCGCTGAGTGTGCTCCTCGAAGAGAGCTGCATTCTCCTGCTTTGCCCTGAGGAAAGCAAGGGTAATGCGGAGCCTTTCCACGAACCTGTCGAGAACGACCTGTTCGAGGGCAGACTCACCCAAGATTTCAACATCGAGGATGGCAGCGATCATCTCGATACCCACAATGTCAGGTGACAGCACCTTCCACATAGGGAACCAAGGCTGGGTCTCAGCCCAATCCTCACAGACCTCTGCCTTTACAGCAGCAGCCAGCGAGCGACCGACTTCATCCACGACTGCGACGGCATAGCCGCCGTCTCCACCGGCACGCTGAGCGTTACGGAAGGAGCGAGTACGAGTCGGCTCAACAAGAGCCTCCTCACGCTTGAGTTGAAGATCAAATGATTTCATTTGTTCCTCCTTGGTGCTTAGCACCATACGGTTCGGTGGTTGACCAAGCCACCCAAGAGTTAGTGGTCAAATAGACACCCTCCCCTTTCAGGGAGGGAGCCCGATTCAATCCTCATTGAAACCCTTTGGAAGTTCAAAGGGCTCCGAAGGAGGGCGGAACTCAGCAAGAATCTTGGACAGATCCTTGAAGATTTCCTCGAACGAATAGTAGGCATCGTTGAACGAATGATTGTAATCATTGCCCAACTTGAGGTACTTGGTTCCGAACTCAGTGACACGGGTCGCCCAAGTAACCTCTCCAAAGGAGTAGGGAACCAGCTCACCGAAGTCGTAGTCCGACACCTTCGACCAGTCATCATTATCATAATCACAGATGAAATCTGCGGGAAGATAAAGATAGATGTTCCAGCCATCACGACCTCCAATGAGGTCATCGCTCGGATCCGGAAACCTTGGAGTAGGCACTGGCCTACGGTTATCCGGAGAAGTCCAGTGGAGAATCTCCCACTTTATGGAGATATCCTCGCTATACCGGAACTTACCGGTCCAAGTCTGCGTCATCGACTCCACCTCATCAGGGTGGAGGTGGTCTCCGCAGAGAGATCCTCGGTATTGTCTATCGTTCATGTGAACTCCTTACGCCACCTATGGTGGCTGCTGTGTCCCCATAGGGACGATGAAAAAAGCAGACCCCCACGCACACGCACACTAGCGTGCCTTGAGAGGCCCGGAGAGCTCCATAGAGAGCTCCCAAGCCCCTAAGGGGTCTCGTACCCCTCCTTAGGGAGGGATGGCCTTAGACGGGATCCTCGTGGCTCCTACAGACCGCCGCCATCGTGCGGTCCTCCGCCATAGGACGGAGGCGGGAACGTCCAGTCCGCCCTCACAGAGCGGACACACCGCTCCCAAAGGAAGCGGGTAAGCCACACCTGCCCCGAAGGGCAGGCCGCTCGCAGCTTAAGGCCTGTTTAGGCTCGCTGCGACGAGCGAAGAAGGGGATCAGAATGGGAGACGCTGACGCGGAGCCGAAGCCTTAGCCTCGGTCCCGAAGTCAAGAGCCTCGCCATCCTCACTCAGGAGACGCGGCTTGCCACCGAACCGGTCGTTAAACCAGCTGTAGGTAGCATCCTTGACCTCCTGAGCACAGGACCCACTGGTGGAGTGGTCGATCTCGAAGCCAGTGTGACCTTCGAACAGCGTAATGCCGCCCTTGATCGATGCGGTGACGCAGCCATCTGCATGGCTCAACGTCAGACGCACACGGGCCTCGACTCGCACACCGAAACAGAACCGGAGGGAGAACCCCTCAGCGGTCAGTTCGTTGACGAGCGATACCATCTCCGCAGCCTCCAGTTTCTCCACCGTACCGGTCGTGGACCGGATGACGGTGTAGATCCCGTTGGACCTGCCGCTGGTGTTCACCGTCACCATCGTCGAGCGACGATTGTGGAGGATGAAACCACGCTGAGAGATAATCTGCTTCTTCATAATAATTCTCCTTTCAAGAGAATGTGTCCCACGGTGGGACGGACCTCATGTACCGGCGGTCAAACATATGACCTTCAACCAATGCATGGGGGATGGTACACCTACCCACCGTAGGTGTACACACCCTCAGGCATTAGCCATGAGTGAGCCGGTTAGACTCACGCACCATAGCCTCAGCCTCAGCCACCACAGAGGATGGCAGCTCGTACTCACCGTCCCGGATGCCCATCTCGTTGAGGATACGGACAGCATGAGGCGGATCCTGAGCCTCGACCACATCGAGGATGATGTGACCGGCGACTTGAATCTGGATATTGTACTTAGGCATGAGGAAACTCCATTCGATGGGAACAGGAAAAGAAAGACAAAGCGGACCGCCCATCCTCAAGTCCGCCTGTCCAGAGTAGAGGCTCCTAACCGTGTGTATGGTCTCGGAGCGAGATCCTTCTCCGCTCTTGCACACACTACTAGCCGGTAGCCTTTCCTTGGCTCCGTGGCTGTAGTCGTAGGGTATAGAGACAACAAGCCTCATACGTATGCACTCCGTGGAATGCATAGGTATGAGGCCCCTCTCGACCGCGAAGGCTCGTCAGAGGGACGTTGTAGCGTCTCGTTAGGCTACGAGTCGTAATGATCAGACCCGTGCGCCTCTAGGTAGGCACACTGACGGCACTGAATCTTTACGACCTCGTACCGCCCATCGAGCTCAGCCTGAAGACGGTGACCGGTGTCACTATCTCCATGCTGGTACTCGATGAGCTCGCCTGCCATGACGTACTCTTGGTAGAGCTCGTCATCGACAGGGCCGCACGAGACGCAGAAGTGGATACGGGTTTTCTCCATATCAAACTCCTAAGCCCTTTAAGCTGGTGCTCATAGCTTGATGGGACTACCATCATTTAATGTCAGAGGGGTAGATCTTCATCCTGTACTCACCTTGACCGAGAATGACCAAGGGTTCTTCCTTGCGTTCCTCCTCACGTTTGTCCACAATGTTACGGACTCGTGGGTACTCGTTGGCGAAGAACGCGTCAAGCTTTTGTTCGAGAGCTTCTACTCTTTGTTCTAGGTTCATAGTGAACCTCCTTAGTTAAGGGAACTGCCTCATCAGTGCCGTGAGTTCATCCACGACAAACCACGATGCCGCCCGTTAGGGCGGCATGAGGTTTCGGCCATGTCAGACTGGGATCTGACTCATGCACTCAGTGAAGCTAACGTAGCCTTTGTGTTCCTGTATCGTATCACCATCATGAAACACGAATGTTTCATGGACGATGTACATCTGTTCACCCGTGATGGGACTGTGTTCCACACGATGAACATAGGAATAACAGTAGGACTTACCGTTAAGCCGTGAGGTGCAATCAATCTTCCGTTTTGTTACGACGGTCTCTGGATCCATCTGGTAGATGGCGTGGGAGTCATCTTCCCTAGAGAAAACCCAAGGACAGCGAGCCGTGTCTGTTTCAATAACCACGGAAGTGTAGTAGAACAGATCGTGAGCGCTACGTCCAGCAATACGGTGTGACTTGATGTCCATCTTAAAAAATCCTTTTGATAGAGGGGGTACGTGGGGGATTCGAAAACTTTTATTCTACCCACCCCCTCTAGAGATTCGCGACCCCCTACCGATTTCCTCAGCGTCTCCTACGAGGCCGACAGACCAATGCAGCGACGGCAAATACCCCAAGAGTACCCGGAGAGGGATAGACCCCAGTAGCGTCACTGAGGACCTGTGAGCGGAAGCTGTTGACAGACCCCAGCCATTCCGTGATAGCATCCAGAGCTTCCTTCCCGAAGATAGCAGCTATCGCTACGCCGACGAGAGTACATATGAATACTCGTTTGTTCAGTGCCTTCAGCTTCATGTCTTTAGATTTTGAGCTCTTCTGGCATTTTATTAAGTCTTCTCGAAGCTTCTTAACTTCCCGTTCTTTACAGTATTCACATTCCATAGGTACTTATCCCCCTCAGTTCACCGACGAATTCATTAGGAAGTACCACCTAGGTTATCCTAAGTACCTAGGTATACTTACCTTATATAATAATATAATATACTTTTAATCCTAAGCTAAACCTAAGTTATATCTTAAGACCCGATATAAGGGACTTAAGTGAATATCTCAGGTGGAGCCTCCTTAACAGTCTCCCCACCTAGCGTCCCCACAGGATCCTTTGTACGGGCCTGAGATGGCTCAGGAGCCGTCTCAGAAGTGGAGGATGCCTGAGGAGTGCTTGGAACCTGAGATGGCTCAGGAGCTGTCTGAGGCTCTTGTGGAACTTGCGTCTCTTCTTGAGGTATTGAAGACTCAGAACCTAGACCTCTGTTCTTGCCTAAGAATCCCTTCACCGCCTCTTCTCCAGTCACTGGATTGATAAGGGGAACTGCGTTAATGTTGTTCCGGGACATTTCGTTAAGGATGCCCATGAGAAGACCTGTATCTGATCCGTCCCAATAATGATCCCTAGCTCCCTTATTCTTAATCTTATTCATAAGATCTCTAGAAGCTGGGGTCGAGAACATTGGGTTTGGCTCTGCTTCTCTATGCTCCTGTCTCATTCGATCAGCAACTCTTCCCGGTCCTGCGATTCTCCTAGGCCGTCCGGGTCTAGTTTTCGATCCCATGATATCCCCATGTAATGCGTTATTGAGAAGCTGGTATCCAGCTCTCGGAAGTGCTTCACCAAATCCGGGGATAAGACGCGAGAGATTAGCGAAGGTTTCGCCAATTCCTTCACTGCTAGACATATCTCCACTTGCTAGTTTCTGCAAGACAGAAGTCCATGCGGCTAACTGAATAGGCACGACTTGTGCCAGATTAGTATTCTTTCCAGTGATGGCGGTCTGTAGAAGACCAATCATAATCTGTGCCGCGAATCCACCCCAAGGACCAAATCCGGGGTAACGAGCAATGTATTTTAACGCTGTTCCAATAGGACGTTCTTTCCACTCTTCTATGATTTCATAGAGATCTCTACCTGCGGCAACCTGAAGAATAGACATATAGAGAGCATCCCAAATAAGATGGTAGAGCTGTTTAGCAAGGAATCCATGAATGGACATATTACTAGAGTCTCTAATCATCCTCTGTATAGCAAAGGAATATGGGAAGTTTCTGTACGCGTTAATCATCTTAGCTGCCGCTGTTGGATCTGTAGCCGAATCCATAACTCTATGATCAATCAAGTACTGGCTAGTAAACTCCTTATCAAATCTATCTAAGCCAGATAAGATTGATAACATTTCTTCAGTATCGGAAGATACATCTGTAGTTCCTCCGCCCATAATATGGGTTGATATATCTATCAAAGAGTAAGCCCCATCATATCCTCCGGTCTCTGTAAGAAGACTCTTAAAGACCTTCAATGCTCTTGGGCTCAATAAGTCAGCTTTCTTCAGCATAAGAACTATCCGATGATTTCTTACGCCTAACCCCTTGATGTCTCTAAGGAAGCCTTTCCACTCATTCTGACTCTTAGGCATGTCAGCTTGAGGAGTAGACTCAATCTTTTCAATAAGGGCCTCAAGACTTCCGTTCTTAATTTTCCTTAGAACAAATCTTCGTCCAGTAAGAGAAGCCGCAACTCTGGCTTGGAGGTCAGCATATTTAGAAACAGCCATATGTCCTCTTTGAAGCTTACTCATAAGACCGGAAGCTTTCTCGTCTTCAGTAAGAACCTCATTCAAATAAGGATCGTCTCCGCCTGCTAAGTCTCGGGAGGTATGGCTTAAAAGATATGCAATCTCCTCAGCCATTTCCATTCTCTTAGCTTTAGACAGTCCCTGCATCCAGCGAAGAGGAGTTGTAACAAAGTTTCCAATTTCATGCATTTGTATTAATTGGTTAGCTGCTACGATATTGCCCTCGACCATTGTAATAGCCGTACCAAGATTAGAGCCGTAAACTAAACGAATCATATCCTGCCCATGCTCTCCTAAGGCATCAATGATACGGTCTCCACTCTGTACATAGTTGACTCCGATTCCCGTCATAATATTGTACTTTCGTCTCTGAACATCCAACGAAGTTTGAAGATTACTTCCCTCTCCACCTTGAATCGGATTACCTTCGTTATCGTAGAGAGTACTCTTTTCTGCTATGTTACCTATCATGTCTAATAAACCGGGGAAGGAAATATTAGACTTAGTGAGTGTTTTTAACAACTGCCGTTGCGAAGCATCGGTTCCAAGTCCAGTAATAAACCCAGTAAGAATCTTCGATAAGTCTACCTCAAACAAGCCCGCCAATTCCGCATCTGCATTGATTTGCTCAGCAGATGGATAGAATTCTGAATCGTAAGGAGCAAAGGCTGAGGAAATAGCTTTACTATAAAACGTAGCGGTATGCCAAGATTGGGGAGATGTTATCGGCATCTTAGCATCGCTTAAGGAATCTGATTGGAATTCTTCAGAGAATGGCTTATATCCTAAGTAACTATCGAAGGTCTTTCTATGTAACCTTGTCCAGTTAATCTTTTCTTGAACGAGTTCCGAAGGAGAATCAATCGCATCATTATACCGATGCATAATGTTTAGCTTGATTTCTGTAGAAGCGTTTTCAAATACAGTATCAATCGAAGCATTAGAATGTCTAGCTCTGTGTAAGATATTGGAAAGAGTTCTCTTTCTGTGATGAAGCTTTGACTCGTTATCAACAATGGGCAGTATTGTTCCATCTTCAGAACCATACCATCGTTGTCTATGCTCTTCGAACGTTACGTCTGTAAGAAGGCTTTCTGCGTCCACTGTTTCTAAACTTGGATCTTGTTCTTTAACGTAATTTAAGAAAGCTTGGTCTTCTAAATACTTTCCAATCTCAGGATCGTTCGCCATCATAGCATCCCACTCTAATCCAAAGGTCGGGCGACCCGGCACGAATTTAAGATGGTTAGGTATGATGTCTGACAGGAATAAAGTTATATGATCTAACCTACTAGCAGAGTTTTCAAGTCTTAACTGATCAGCAATAAGCGGAGCCATTTTGTCTAGGAAAGTTTTCTGCTGTCCGGGAGTAACATTTACTTCCTTCTTAATCTTATATACAACCGGAGTACTAGGAGTTCTAGAGGGATCTTGAGAAACAAGCCCAACATCCTTTGCTCTTTGGTAAAGAAGATCTAATGCAAACTGATAAGTATCGTTATAGTCTTTTGCTGCTTGAATCTCAGCTTCAGACATACCGGGTATTTGGTTAGTCTCCCAAAGACCTCTGGACATTAGGTTCGCTGCTTTTAAAACACGAGGGGCATTGTCTCCAAACTCTGCCCAAATCATTTCACCTTCTGTCTTAATACGAGATCGAATTCTATCCATTTGGACTCTAACACTTGCTAAGGATTTAACTCCCATCTTATTATGATAGACGTTGGTAGAGGTGAACCCTCCGTCTTCAACCATTGAAGATAGAAGAACAAAGAATGCGTTGGGAGATAAGAAAGTATGGCCTGCCTTTGTACCGGAAAGTAAAGTTCTCTGTACTTGGTCAAGTATATCCTTCCCCCATCCATTGCCAAAGCCATGTCTAATAAGCCCGGCTAAGTTTTCGGAAATCTTATCTCCTAATTCTAAAGAGGTATTCCTCAGGATATAAGACATATAAACTTTCTGGTCCTCAATCCCATCAAGCTTATGGACATGGAAGGTCCACTCTCCGGTATCAGGATCCTGTTCTCCAGCATTCCTACGAATACGATCAAGTCCGCCTTCAAACTTTTCGCGAGTTAATCCGAACTGATCCACACCATAAGCACCTTCTGAAATAATTCTATCTAACTCTGCCTTCTTAGTTATAGAATCTGCTAAGACAGTTTCTAATCCCCTAAGTTCTGTAGTTTCTGCGGCAGTAATAGAACGAGGATCGAGAGCTTTCAGCCGAGCAATTCTTCCTTTAGCCCTTCGAATTAAATCAGTAACCTCTTTTTTCTCAGAGAGAGTTCTAAGGTAAGCGGGATTAGTATCGTTTAAGATTGCTCCCGGCGGGAGATCGTTTTGTCCTCGAAGTATGTGGGTTGTTCCTTCATGAACAAAAGGCTTAATTTGAATGAACCTTTCCGTTTCTACTGTTGGATCTAAAGCTTCTATAGCACTCTTATCTAAAGCTAATCCTTGGATTCGCGAAGCCAATCTTTCCATACGATCATAAAGAACTGAATCAGTTTCTTTGTATAGATCAAAGACCTGTTGAATATCATGGAGAAGCTTACTATAGAATCCTCCAATTTTACGAAGGACTGCCTTAAGAGCTCCCACCTCTGGTCTATACTTCGTTTCTATCTTTCGTAAAGCCCCTGTATTGTAGAGAGAATCTCTCTGCATTACGTAGGAGGTATACTGTACCATAAACTCTTCTGGGTTTTCGGTATACCTATCATATAATTGCCTAGCTTCAGTAGTCATTCGACCGCCGTGGAATGTCTTAACAAACTCCCACATCATTTCTTTTCCTCTGGCTGTATTAAGAATTGCTTCAGCCTGAGCCCATTCCATTCCACCTTCTCGGATAAACTTCATTACACCGATATGAGCTAACTCATGGGAGATAACATCAATAAGATCTGGAGTTGATTCGATAGTTTCGTCAAAGGTAATTAGATACTTACCTTCCTTAAAGTGTGCCGATCCCTTTTGTCCTAACGCGGCAATACTTTTATCCGAAGCTAAATGTAAGTTCTCTATGATTGCAGGATTCTTAATGATGGCCTGAGAAATCACAAGCCTTGCAATATCAGCTTGTTCTTCTGTCAGGACTCCATTCTCTCGTAAAGATTCAATTTGATCGGCAATCCGCATAGCATGTGGATCTGATCTAGCGTCTCCTCTTTGAGCATTGAAATGAGTTCTAAACCCATCGTCAGAGGACATTTCAAATGGATCGACTTCAGTTAGCCAAGCATAATCTGTTCCCTCAGCAATACCAAACTCATGGTCATGCTGGACCATCTGAAGAACTGCCTTTCTAACTGCTATTCTATCAGCATGTGTAGTAGCTCCTAAGTCTTCAGCTAAAGTATCAATACCCGGCTGTTGAAGAGATACCATACCCCGAGAAGGATCAGTCTTATCCGCTTGGATTTCTATTCGAGTATTAGACTCTAGTCTATTTCTTACTCTAAAGTACCACGGGTTATCCTTTACCCCTCGGTCAGAGATAGCATTAATCCTCTGCAATAAGTCCACTGCCTTTACATAGGCTGCTTCTGTATTCTCAAGATTAACGAATATTTCTAAATGCTCGGGAGTAATAGATTCGTTTGTTAACTCTTCGGGAAGAATGCCACTCTCAATATCATTCTTAATGGTTTTGTTAGCCTCTGCTTCAAACCTCAAGAGTATACCTAAGGCAACCGCAGCTTCTACATCACTATCAATCAGCTTTTGAATATTAGCGGCTTCTTCAGTTTGCCCTAACTTATTAAGCAATCTCTGAACTTTTCTTAAGGGCAGTAAGTCAGCTTCAACATGAAGTTCCCTTTGGCCGGGTGCTCGTCTTCTAGCACTTGGGAATAAGTAACTCATTGAATCAAGAACCTTAAGTTGCTGTCCTCTATATCCCTGATAACCATGAGTAACCTTCCTTACTCCATCAACTTCTCCGTTAGAGAACTCTCTAGTTAGTTCATCAAGAACGTCAGCAAGTATAGCCTCTTCGTTTCTTTGGTTAAAGAAGGGACGATTAGTTAGCTTTTCTGAAAGAGCGGTCTCTTCTCCAACTGTTGTATTAATAATAGTAGCTAGTTCTAATCTTTCCTGAGCCCGGATATTATTAATTCCGTTCATCATTAAGAACGCACCTTCTGGCGTTAGGCGGAATCTCCAAAGACTTCCCTTTACCTTCGTGGCTCGCCCACCGAGAGGTCCGGCTCTTCTTTCTCCACCGGCCTTAGGACTCTGGGTCCTAGGAATCGCAGGGTCTAATATTTCTTCCTTAGTAACAATCGTTCTGTAAGACCCTTCGGAATCGGCGTACACATATAAATTGAAGTTATCAAGATTAGTGAAGGCCCCTCTATCCTTAGCGATGCGGTGTACTTCTCGCATCGCATCTGCGTCTCGGATTTCCCATAATCTTTCCTTCAAAGGAATGTCAGTTTCTTTCCCATTCGAAATAGACTCCATCTTAGAAAGTACGAAGGCGGCTCGCTTATGGGGATCGGAAAGCTTATCTAATGTAAGAGTCTGACCGGGGTTGGTCTTTTCATAAGCTTCAGTTAACTCTAAGCCTTCTGCTACTAACTCATCAATAGTCTTTCGGACATCTTCATTAGCCTGCTGATAGTTCATAATATCGAAGATGTCATTGCCTTGTACTGACAGTGGAAGTTCTGCCAGCTCTGTCAAATCAATACCACCACCTGCTTCCCCTTCTACTAAGATGATGTGTTCGTTAGGAACTAAGGACATAGTAAGAGCTTTTAGATTATTTGTCGGCTCGTTGTATCTACCCCAGATTTTCATGTAGGTGTTATGCTCAGGCTTTGAAGCTTCTTGTCTAGCTAAGGTTTCGATTTCCTTTGCTTCAAGTTTACCATCTTTAAGAAGCCGGGCTTTTTCTTTGCGGTATATGTCTGGATTGAAAAGGCCGGGCTTAGTCGCTGGGATTCCTCCACTGGGGAACATCTCTCCCAATCTCGATTCAAAGTTCTCGGCATCGTGTTGAGTACGGAACAGACTCCAGAAGTCATCTAGATAAGCTCGCCTATCTCTTTCTCTTCTCATCTGTTCAATTCGTTTCTTATCCATTCCCTCAGCATTCTCGTATACTTCTCTATATCTTCCTTGCCCCTTTGCAACTCTCCAAGCGTGATCGCTCTTAATTGTATTAACTCTCATTAATATCCAAAGGTCGGCAACTCTTCCTTCAGTAAGCCAATGCTCTAATCCATTTTGCTTTGCAAACCTAATCAATGAATTCTTAGCTCTAGCCTTTAGTCGGCTATGTCCTATATGCTGATCCATAAGTAGTTCTGTTCTGAAATCAAAGTTTCCATCGGGAATGAATGGGAGCGTATCCATGTCATACATATGACTAAAGCCCCTAGATTCTTTCGGGAAGAGAGACTCGCCATGATATGCGTAACGACCAGAAGCAATCATTTCCTCTCTTCGGTTGGCTGCTTCTTCTAAGTTTCGTTTCTTCCGTTCCCAATATAACTTACGCAACATAAGGTTGCCTCTGTCGTGGAAGTTTACGCTTGCCATCTTAGGACGGAAAGCCGCTAAGCCTGCTGGATTACTTGTGTCGATGATTCTAGTGTGTCGTTGACTAAGGCCATCTTCCTCCTGAATAAAAGCTCGTTCGCTTGGGAGACCATGATTCTTTCTCATTCTCTCCAAAGCTTCAGCCGCTTTAGCTCCTTGCTCATGGCCAAGACCAAATCTTTCGATAGTGGATTTTAGTGATTCTTCTTTCCTCTTGGCTTTTTGATAAGCATCATTCGCTATTTCACTACGCGATTCCCATGCAGTAAGAAACTCAGAATCAGTCTTGTCCTCGAACTTACCAAACCTAGGCTTGGCTGCTCCAGCAAGTTTAATAGAAAGATCTTTAACTAAGAGCTTATCCATTTCTAATTGTGCTTTTGCACGAGCTTCTACTTCAGTATCTCCATCCTTTATAGCATCTGTATAAACCTTATAGACACTATTGTGTTCGAGGTTCCACATACCATGTTTATTCTGTTCACTACGTACTCGACCAAATTCCGTACCTTGGGTCTGGAAGCCGTCGTGTCTAGTGCTATGAGTCCGGTTACCAGCTAAGTCCGGAGCAAAGGTATGATACCATAGCTGGTCCATAACTCCACCAGTTCCATCCTCATTCATCATAAGATCGCTGTCGGTAACTTCCAACCAACCAGAAGTTTCCTGCTCTACCCTACTTGTCTTATCAATCCTGTGTCCAGTCCCGCCCATCATATTTAGGTTTCTCAGGAAAGGCATGTTACGCCAAGCATCCGCATCGTAACAAAGAATTTGCTGGTATTGTTCCATTTCTTCTGGAGATAAGTGAGTATGCGAAGATACTCCCCGATCCTCTAGGAACTTATTAGCCTTATCTAATCTTTTCTGGAAATGCTTTCGTACTTCAGCTTCGCTCTTTCCAGTCATAGCTGCAATAAATCTTATTCGTTGGTCAAGCCTATCTTTCAATGTTGTAGTAGGATCTAACTCAATCTCGATACTCTGGCCTGCACTTCTTTTAAGTTCATCTAATCGTTGCTTAGCCAAAGGTCCTAAGTCTTTCTTAAGAAGCTTCATGACAGAAATCTTCTCATCTCCGCCCATGCGAAGAGCTTCATCTAACACTACATTACGTTGTAAGATTCCCTGACCCACTAAGAATTTAGTAAATGTTTGCTGGACTCCTGAGGTCATTCCCTTTGTCACATATCCGCGAGTTCTAGAAAACTCCTCAATCTCCCTCCGGATAGCGGGCTGTCCCGCAGAATACAACCGAACCATGATAGGCATCTTCCAGAAGGCTCTCTGTTCTTCATACTTATCAGCAATAACGTCATCAGAAAGGTTGAACGGCCCTTCATCTTCTCCAAAGTAGAAGAGGTCTCTAACTACTTTTAAGTGTTCAATCTCTTCTTCGGTTATTGCTCCGTCTTCCGCAGGACCGTCTTTAATAATCTTATCTAGACTTCTCCGTACTAATCTTGATGTCTCGATATATTCATCAGTCTCGAATTCCTTAAGCTGATAGTCGCTTCTATCTTTAAGAGTAGGGTCCTTACGTCGAATCATATCTGCAATTCTATTTAAGTCCTTAGAAATACTATCATCGTTTATATCGAGAAGCATCGCATGGAAATGGTGCTTACCATTAAAGGATTTATCAAAGTAAGTAGCCTCAGAGTACAGATTTTCGAGAGGAGTACCCGGATACTCTTCTAAGTAACTGATCCCTTCTTCTAAAGCTACTTCAGATAATCCATCGAGAGCGGGGTAGGTTCTTTCCCATCCCATGACATAAGCAATCCCTGCTAAACTTACAGCACCGGTCGGAGTACCTGCACTAAACTGCGGGGCTCCTTCAACCTTACCGGTCTTTTTATTAACTTGCCCATGATACAGAGCAACCCGAGGATTGTTTTCAATGATCTCTTGCTTCTCTTCTTCAGTCAGTTGTCCGACTCTTTCCTTTGGATTTCCGGCTTCATCAGTATAAGTTCCATCCTTAATTGCTTTTGCGAAGAGCTCCATAGGAGTCTTAAAGAAAAGCTTCTGCCCATTAGCAATAGTTTGGGAATCGTGGATAAAGGAATAGAGAGCGTGTGGCATATCGATAACGGATTCTAAAAGAATCTGCCGCTTTCTCTGAAGATCTGCCGGAGCCGTCATAGGAGTTCGGTTCGATATCTGGGCTACTAAAGACATTCCCATAGGAACATCACCTAAGAATTCTTCAGGAAGAAGTCCTTCTTTCTCTAAATCGCTTGCCCAATCAAAGAATTCTTGTACCTCTTCGGCAGTAAGATCGTGGTTTATGATGTGCCGGATTCTCGCCCTAATTTTAAAGTCTTCCTTAAGCTTCCTTAGAACACTTGTCTTATTCGGAGCAAAGTGATTAAGTTCGCCGGGAACTAAATCAGTGGGCTTGAGAGAATCATTTAAGATTGTTCTCTCAGTAGCTCGTCCATCTAGCTCTAATACTTCTTGAGAAGAAGGATCGATAGCTCTAGCGTAAGTAGTGCCTTCGGCCTTTCCTGAAAGCAGCGTAGCTATGCCCATGCCTAACTCATTAGCCGGTTGCCAGCCTACCTGTGTTCGTCCAGCAGCTGTACCGCCCCAATCCCCTAACTCTAAATCATTGAGTTGAAGGAAAGTAATTACTACCTCTTCAATTAATTCAGAAGTAGCTTCCTTTTGACTTTCTGG